GCGAGTAGATGCGGTCGCGCTCGGCCTTGACCTTGTACAGCTCCTCGTGGCCCATGATCACGGTGTCGATCACGGTGAATTCTTCATAGGCGAACTGGTCCTGGCGCAGCTTGCCCAGGCGCACGTTCGGCTCCAGCATCACCTGGCCGCCGGAAGGCTCCAGATCGCCGCCGAGGATTTTCATGAAGGTCGACTTGCCGCAGCCGTTGGCGCCGATCAGGCCATAGCGGTTGCCGTTGTTGAATTTGACGGAAACATTCTCGAACAGCGGCTTGGCACCGAACTGCATGGTGATATTAGCGGTGGAAATCAAGAGGCTCTATCTCGCGGGTTTCAAAGGTTTACGTTTCGGTCTGGGGCACTTTTGGGGCAAAAGTTAGTTTTTCCATCTCTGCCCAGTCGCTTGCTCCATCCAGCCAGCGCGCGTATCGAGTCAGCAGAATCTGAATCGAATGGCCGAGCTGCTTGGCGATGAATGCGGGCATCATGCCAGCCATCAGACACATGGTTGCGTAGGTGTGGCGCGCATTGTACGGGGGTCGGTAGCGAATACCCAGCGCCTTGAGGGTCGGTCGCCACTGATGGTGCAGGTCACTCGTCTGCTGGATGAACGCCGCACCCTTGCTCGGGGGGAAGCAGTAGGGGAACTCGGTCACTCTGCCTTTTCCCCTGGCGCGCCGCTCTACATAGGCCTTGGCGACCTGCAGCGCGTGCAGTGCACGGTCATTTAGCAGCACGTATCGATTCTTCTTGGTCTTGGTGCGCTCCATAACCTGCTTCTTCGCGACAGTCCGACAGACGTGCACCATCCGTTTCTCGAAATTGACCTCTTCCCAGCGCAGCGCCGCTATTTCACCGAGGCGCATGCCTGAGTAGAAAGCGAACTCGAAGAACGCGGCGTATATCTGGCTCGGCCAGTGCTCGGTGGTGTACAGCTTGGCGATGATCTGGTCGGCTTCGGCCTGGGTGAACGGGTCGACCTTGGCCTCTGTGCGCTCCGGAATGTCCAGGCCCTCCATGGGGTTCGCTGTGATCAGGCCGTCTGCGAGCGCCGAGTCCAGGATGGTGCTCAGCTTCGACATCGCATTGGCCTTCACGCCGTCCGACGTCCAGGGAATCTGGACGACCAGCTCGCGCATGAAGGCCTGCGTCATGCTCTGAAGCGGCGTCGTCGCCAGGTAGGGCATCCACCAGACGTTGAGCACGGAGACATAGTTGTCGCGGGTACCCTCGGAGATGGATCGGCTGTCGAGCCAGACCTGGGCATACTGACCAAACCCGCGGGAGACGCTCGATATTGCGTTGGGGGAATTGGGGAACAGCTCGGAGTACTTCAGTTCGTTGAAGACCCCGAGCTTGATCATCTGGACTACCTGATCGCGTAGACGGGCGGCGTTTGCGATGCCCGTTTGCGTCGCGGGGTAGACGAGGGTTTCTGAGCAGCGCTTGCCGTTCCAGTTGAAACGGATACGCAGGGTGTCGCCCCGTAATTCAACGCCTCGGGGGAGGCCCATAGGCTTTCTTGCCAATCGTCGTATCTCCTGACGCTGTACCAAATGCGGCTGCCGATCTTTCGCCAGACCCCTTCGGGTATTTGGCCCCGGGAGCGGCGGGCTTCGAGGGCTCGGGCGGTCGTGCCGAGGCGCTCGGCCATTTGCTTCTCGGACAGTTTGTCCAGAGGTTGCACGGTCTCTACTGCAGACATAAGGGCACCTCCGCCGGCTCGGCCGGCAGTGAATGTTGGCGGTGGGGAAGGTGGACTGCGAGGCCCGGTTAGGGCCCAGCTGGTGGCTCAGGTGGAGCGGGCGGATTGCACCGAAGGCAGGTGCAGCGCCCGATTCGGTCGCCGGTCGTGCGGCAGTATGTCGGGGCGTTCATGGCGTCACCCGCTTGAACTCGACCACCCAGACCCATGGGTTGGCTGTCCAGGACTCGGCGCCGTTGATCGACTCCCAAAGTTCTCGCCATGCCGCCGGATACCAGTCGCGGTAGTTCGGTGAGACATCGTCGCTGCGCAGCTCTGGAGGGCACACCAGGCCTTCGGCGCGAATGTCGCTGCGCGTGATGTCCTGCAGGCGCTCGACGCGCACGGCGGTGATCTCCAGCAGGATGCGGCTGTCGCGTCGGCGCATGTGGATGCTTGGCTTCCATGGGCCGCCGTAGTCGGTGCGGTTGTCGCACTCGCGGTACACGACCCACTTCTCCCCAGGGGCCTGGGCCACATAGGTCTCTGCCCAGGCCTCGCGCACCCACAGTCGGTCGCCTTGCTGCCCGTAGGGACAGGCGATCGGGTACTCCATCCCCTCGCTGTCGGAGGTGAAGTCGCCGAAGGCGTTGTATGGCCTCCAGCCCTGGCCGTGGTCCAGCATGATGAAGCCGTCGGCATGTGCCTTGGTCGCTTTCACCGGCCTCCGGGTCACCGTCTTCCGGCCTTCGAGGATGGCGCGCACCATGGCGCCGCTGAACAGGATGGGGCGCTCAGTCATGGCTGCCACCCTCGCTGTCGACGCCCAGGGGCTGCTGCTTCTCGATCACGCGGAACTGCAGCGGCATCGGGGCGTAGTAGCCGCCGCTGGTGCCGGCTTCCCTTACCCAACTGTGCGTCTCGCCCTGGTGCTCGTCGTGGGCGATTACCTGCACCTCGCTCCAGATCATCTGGCGGCCAGTCGCGGTGTGGTGGGGCAGCAGCGCTTCGCAGCAGGAGCCGGCCGGTGGGAGCTTGCCCATGCCGTTCCAGTGTCGGGCTTGGGGCAGCGGCAGCAGGTTTGCCAGCACTTCGTGCAGGCTCGGGTCAGCCGGGATCGGCTCGTCGAAGCTGACCTGCCACGGCTGGCCACCTTCGCGCCGGCGCAATGCCAGCAGCAGGGTGTTGAGGCTGCAGCCCTTGCCGATAGTCATACCGCCAGGCAAGCGCACAGCGCAGGGCAGGCGCCACTCCGCGGCTGCGCCGATCAAGGCATTGGTATTGGCGACCTCCAGCGCCGAGTCGGGATAGCCGCCGTGCTCGTCGTGCTGCTGGTGCCACTCGTGGTTCTCCCGAAGGGCGGCGGCCAGCAGCGAGATACGGGCCTTCAGGCGCTGCACGCAGCTATGGCTGCCGTCCTGGCCATGGCTCCAGCCGTAGAAGCAGTCGGGGCATACGTGGATTTGCGGATTATCGGACATAGGGAATCCTTACCGCCGGGCGGCGCCGGCGGCTAGTCGGGTGATGGCGCTTAAAAGGATGTGGTGGCAGACTGATGTCGTGCCATTTGCTTAGGGGAAGATATGGACATCTGGGAAGCAGATAAGCTGGTTCTTTTTATAGCGTTTGTTATTCCGGGCTTCATAAGTTTGAAGTTCTATCAGCTGCTTTACCCTGGGGTGCTGCGCAATGCTGCTGATCAGCTTGTTGATGCTGTTGCATATAGTTGCATCAACTATGCGTTGCTTCTCTGGCTAATACTGGCTGTTGAGGATGGGCGTCTTCACGATGTGCATCCCGGTCTCTATTTCCTCTTTTATATTTTTGTTCTGTTTGTTGCCCCAATAGGCTGGGTTTTGCTTTGGAGCTGGATGCGCACATGGGAAATATTCCAAAAGAATGCGCCGCACCCTGTAGCTAAGCCATGGGACTTCGTTTTCCAACAGCGAAAGCAGTATTGGGTAATCGTATATTTGAAAAATGGCGAGCAGATTGGGGGGAAATTTAGTTCTAAATCCTTTGCCTCAAGTGCGCCTGCAGAAGAACAGATTTATTTGGAAGAAGTATGGTTGGTAGAAAACGGAGTTCTACAGCGAGCAGTTAAGGAGAGCGCAGGTGTACTTGTTGTTGCATCTGAAATTTCCCGCGTTGAGTTCTTAAATTACTACGGCTGAGGAATAGCAATGAGCAAAGATAAAGATAGGTCTGTACCAACTTTCGATGGATGGCAGCCAGGGCTTGAGCGGAGGGGGTATCAGCCTGTTCAAAGCGTACCGGTAAGCCGCCCTGAGCCCGGTGCGGGGTACCAGCCGACGAGCCATGGTGACAGTCCGGCCAATGTTCCGTCGCCGCCGAAAGAGCGCTGAAAGCGCGGGCTGAAAGTGATCTAAGGGCCCTAGATCAGTTCATCTAAGGGCCCGCGTGGGCACAAGGTCCACGGAATAACCACCGCGCCATCCGGCGGAGCGCAGTGCCAGGCCTGCTGGTACTGCTGCCCGTCGATCACTTCCACACCCACGATCACCAGGCCGAGGGTGGCCATGCCTTCCAGGCGCACGTCGTAGAGCCTGGGCAGCGCGTCTGGCTGGTGTGGTGATGACTTGAACAGGTAGGCGCACAGGGACGGCCAGCCCATCGGGGTTCGCTGCTCCATGTGGATTTGCACGTCGCCGAGAATGCGCGGGTCTCTGTCCAGGTCGTACTGAGATCGCTTCTTACCGTGGTGGTAGAGCTGTCTGATCTTGAAGTGCATGGCGGCTGAATACTGTTTATGCGTACAGTATTTTTGCAGCCTGTATCGCGCCCGTCGAGTCTCGCCCGTCGCCTGCGGCGTCATGTCCCTGGTCAGGTCGTGGCCCCGCCCTATACTCCGGACCACGCCCGCCGGCCGCGCATCGGGCAAGGATGACGGCCGGGCAGGGTGGCTCAGTGCTACAGCAGCGCGATCAGCACGATGCAGATCACAATCACAATGGCTGCGGGGTGCATAGCTACCTCCTACGGTTGATGGGTTGTAGGTAATAGCCCCCGTCGAGTCGCCATTTTCTGCGAGTCGAGCAGCTTTTATTGCGCACGCTCCGCCACGCTCAAGCCCACCGCCACCGGGCGCACCCAGATCGGCATATTGCTAAGCATGAAGGTCTCGCCGGCGCCGGCCAGCAGCAGGGTGGTGCCCATGACATGCGCGATGGCCTCGGCTGCCGACGGCGGTACCGCGTTACCGATGCGTTCGCGCCAGGCCTGGTCGCTGAGCCCGTCCAGCTCCAGCTGCTCCTCGGGGTCTACCAGGCTCTGCAGCGCTGCCAGCTCCAGGGTGGTGAAGGGGCGGTGCCAGGTGTTGTCCAGGCTGGTGATGATGCAGGTGAGGCGATCATTCGCCGCCGGCATACGTGGATCAGCGACAGACCATCGGCCGTTGTCCTGCCGCGCGCTGGCGGATACCGCGCCGGCCTGGCCGTTCCAGTCGACAACCCCGTAGTGGCCTCCTGTCAGGTAGGCATCGCCCTTGCCACGGTTGAGCACGCGCGGGTCGGCGATCGACAGTTGTCCGCCCTGCACGCCCTTGCCCCCGGCGATGATGGTGCCGGCCGGCCGATCGAACGGGACTACCCGGTAGTTGCCACTGTGGCGATTCCAGTTCGGCCGTGGGTCAGCAACGCTGAAGGTGCCTTGCCCTGGCGACTTGACGCCGATGATGGCGCCGCTGGTTTCGTTCCACTGCCGCACGCCGTACTGCTGGTACTGCAGGGCCTCAGCCGGTGCGCGAGGATCGGCGACCGAGAAAGCGCCATTGGTTGGGAGCGATTCGCCTGCAACGGTGCCGACGGCACCGTGCCAGTCGCGCACGCCGAGCACTCCATTGCGCATTTCCGGCACGATGATCAGATCGCGCAGGTAGCCGTCCTCAATGGCCAGGTTGTTCAGCGAACGCCAGTCCTTGCCCGCTTCGACCAGGGCCAGGCGCACCCAGGTTTTCCACTGCAAGGCCGGCACACGGTGCATCGGGCCAGCGGCCTCGATGTCCCCAGCCAGGGGCATGCGGCCGAGCACGTCGCCCACGGCGCGCAGGTTCTTTTTCTCGGGCTCGTACAGGAAGGGCGGAACCTTCTCGATGTGGCGCGCCACCAGCAGGAAGCGCTTGCGGGATTGAGCCAGACCGCCGATCACGCCGCAGTCGTGGGTGGTCTCTGCGACGGCGTAGCCGTAGAACTCCAGGATCTTGCCGATCTGGTCCAGCAGGTGCCGGCCGCGGGTGGCCAGGCGCGGGACATTCTCGAACACGATCAGGCTGACCGGGTTGTGCTTCCAGGCCTCGCACATGAGCCAGACGCAGCGCAGGGTCAGCTCGTTCAGGGCCTGATACTTCGGGGTCAGGCTCATTGATTCGGACAGCAGGCCGCTGGCGCCTTTGCACGGGCTGCTGATGAACACGGCGTCGGGGTCCTGGTAGTTCGCGGCGCGGCGGACATCCTCTGCAGTGGCCTCCCGCCAGCCGGCGGGCGGCTCCTTCCCGTGGAAGGCGGTGTACTGCTCACGGGTGAACAGATCCATCAGGGTGCCAGGCACGCCGGCCAGGCGCTGGAAATCGCGCAGCCCGGCCGGGTCGACGTCGATGCCACCGACGCACAGCCATTCGGCCTGCATGTTGCCGACGACGGGCTTGGCGCGGTTGAAGCCCTTGGCGCCGCCGCCGAGGCCGCAGCACATGTGAAAGTGTTTGAGGGTGCGCTTGATGATCATGCAGAGGTCCTAGAGGAATGCGAGTTCGGCCTGGCCGCTGCGGACCCAGGCCGGTGCTGAGTTGTGAGATTCGATACGGTCAGCAATGACCTGCGCGCGCTGGCCAGCAGTCGGCGGCACGTACATGCCAAAGCGGCCGGTGCTGCCGCCGTTGACTGCTGCGTTGGTGCTGTCTGCACTGGCGAATGGAAGACGGGAGAAAATGTCTGGGTCGAGCATGCGAAGGCCGTGCAGCCGGCAGCGCGGGCGGCCATGGTCGTCGCAGATCGCCTCCATCGCTGCGCTCATGCGCGCCCACCAGGGCGTGGTGCCAGGAGAGGACCATTGGCCGGAGCTGCCAAAGGCCACCGTGCGCCATGTGCTGGCCAGCCGCTGCAGGCGTTCCAGCGACTCATGCAGGTGCCAGACAGGCACGCCTGGCAGGTGCGCCGGCCACTGCTCCAGCAGGAGGTCGTTGGCGTCTTCGTCCCCGTCGATCACGTCAGGAATGAGCGCCCAGTCGAAGCCGGGGTGTCGGTGCCAGTCATCGACCCAGCGAAGGTAACCGCCGACGTCGAGCTGGCCGCCTTTGCGCCATACCGTGAACGCGCCGTTATCGAACACGAAGGACTGGCAGGCCTCGGCAACGATGCCCATGTCGTCCTGCCGCGGAAATGGCACCAGGGCATGACGACCAGCCAGTAGGCGCGCTGCGTCTTGGCGTGTGCCGCCGATTGGCGTGCCGTGGTAGTGGATCATCACACCGGCTTCCGCTGGGTCTCAATCTCGATGCCCTGGTGGGTTGCAACCATCGTCTGCTCGCCACCGAAGCGCTGCTGCAGCCGATCCGCTATCCGCTCCTGAATGCCGGTTTTGATCAGTGCCGTTTCGGCCTTGAGATGCTCGACGAAGATCATCTCGTTCGTCTTGATCTCCAGCCTGTAGATGATCAGCTCGCCATCGTTCGGGCAGGTGGCGGCGAAGGTGTGCCGATAGATGTTCATGCGTACCTCAGAACAGGGCCATCTGCTCGCCCAGGGCGGCCGACAGCGTGGGGATGTAGATCGGGGTGGGGGCCGGCGCCGGTGGCGCTTCGGCCGGGCGCCCGTCCATGGCGCTGCCCAGGGCATAGCCGCGGCGCAGCTTGGTGCCCCAGAGGCCGAGGATGTGGGCCGGGGTGTACCAGTGCTCGCGCTCTTCCAAGGCGAGGGTGTTGCCGAGAATCACCACGGCGGGGATGTGCAGCAGGCTGAACTGCAGGTAGGCCATGTGCACTGCGCGGGAGTCCACGTCTTGGGCAACGACGTGCAGGTGCTGCTGGTAGTTGATCTGCTGGTCCTGCATGGCCTCGGCCATGGCGATGACCATGGCGCCTGCGCCGGCTGCTGGCTCGTTCAGGCGGATGAAGCCGCGCTGCTCGATGCGCTCGCGCAACTCGGCGCCGTCGCCGACCAGCAGGCGGGCCATGGCCGCGCTCACGGAGTAGGGCGTGAAGAACTGGCCGCGGGCGCTGTTGCCCAGCTCAAGCTCGCCGAACACCTTGCCGAGCACGTCGTCGGGCCCGTACTCCAGGGCGCAGACCAGCTCGCCGAGCATCATGGGGAACAGCTTCACCTCGTCCGGCTCGTAGCGCTGAATCAGCCGCATGTAGCGGGCCTCGCGCTCGTCGCGCTGGGCCAGGTCGACGCTGTTGGCCATGGCCAGGGCGGACATCTCGATGAAGTCGCCGAACACCTCCCAGAGGTGATGGCGCCGGCTGGCCTGCTCCAGCAGCTTGATTAGGTTTTTGCGGTGCGCGCCCGGGTCTTGGCCGGGCAGCAGCTTGGCTGCGGCGGTCATGGTGTGGTCCAGGCGGGGGGAATAGTGGCCGCCCATAGGCGGCGGGTGTTACGCGGCGGCGAGGCGTTCTTGCAGAGCGAAGTAGACGCGGGCACAGCCTTCGGTGTCGGTGCGGGCACGGTGGGCGCCGACCAGCTCCTCGCCGAGCAGGTGCTGGTGGGCCTCTGCCAGGGTCGGGGTCTTGAACTGGTTGCGGAAGCGCGAGCGCAGCATGGCTTCGGTCGGCGGTAGCTGGCAGATCGGCTTCGAGTTGATTGCGGTGCAGTAGCTGGCGCCCGCCCGGAAGGCGTCTGCCGCTTCCACTCCGCGGTAGCGCATCAGGGCGATGCGCAGGATGCGGTCGTCGAAGCTGCAGTTGTGGGCGACACGCATGCCCGCGCGCTCGTGGATGGCCAGGAAGCCCTCCAGTGCGTCTGCCTCGGGAATGCCCAGGTCCATCGCCATCTCGGTCGTGATGCCGTGAATGGCGGCCACCTCGTCGGGGATCACCCAGCCGTCGGGGCGGATGATGGTCTCGAAGCTGTCGATCAGCTCGCCGGTCGGGCTGTAGAGTAGGGCGGCGATGTCCACCAGGTGGGGCTGGCGTGGGTCGTCGCTCGGCTCCTTCCAGAGGGGAAAACCGGTGGTCTCGGTGTCGAAGATGTTCAGGTGGGGATGGCTCATGTCTTGCTCCTTTGTGCCGGCAGGCGAATGCCGTGCCGCGCGATGAATTGCTCGAATGCCACCGGGCCGAGGCCCAGCTTTTTGCGGATGCGGTCGCCGGGAATGCGAGCGTTGGCCAGTGCCTGCGCTCGCTTCGCCAGCTCCTGGTCGCGTAGCTCCAGCTCGCGCCTGGTGGTGGTGCCTGTGCGGACGATGACGGGGCGGTCGCGGAGACTGCCTTTCGGCTCGGGCTTGCGGTCGGTGATCTTCAGCTGCTCGACCGCTCCACCACCGACGAGGTAGTGGGCGGTGAGCGCCGCCAAGCTCTGGCGCTCCGCCTCTCGGTTGTGTACGCCGGGCAGGTTCAGGGTCGTCAGGTGCTCCATCGTCACCTCACGCTGCTGCACTGATGGGCGCCGCGATCTGGCCGCCGGCGATCCAAACCTGCTGGATACCGCTGGGCACCTTCGGCAGAGCCTCTTTCATGGTCCCGGCCAGGATGGCGGTTTCCAGCTCGCCGCCCTGGGTCAGGGTGCGCAGCAGGGAAAGGATCTGCGGGCGTGCCGAAGGCTGCAGTACGTCGAAGCGATCCAGCGTCACCAGACGCAGGCCTGACAGGCGAGCGATTGCCACTGCCAGCAGGGCGTCGCAGCGCCACTGCTCGGACTCGCTCAGCAGGCCATACAGGCGCCCGCCATAGGTGATCTCGCCGTCGTCGGTGACCTTCACCTCCTGCCACTTCGCTGCCGCCGCCATGCTGGCGAGCATGGTGTTGATCGGCGTTAGCGCCTCCGCGAGGATCTCGCCGGGGATGCCATCCGGGGCCAGGGCCGCGGCGATCACCGACCAGGCCTTAACCGCGGCGTGGTGCGCGGCGGCTTTCTTGATCAGCTCCTCGCGGCCAGTGCTCAGGGCCAGAGCGTCCTGCAGGGCCTGGTGGGCAGCGCTGGCCCGGTCGCGGTCCTGGCGGATGCTGGCGATGGTGGTCTCGGCGTTGGCGATAGCCTCGGGCGACGGGATGGCGGCGGCTTCCGCTTCCATCTCGGCGACGCGCGCAACGGCCTGCTCCGATTCGGCGACGTCTCGCTGGCTGTTCGCTACAGCGCGCTGCGCGCTCTCCAGATAGCCGCTGTACTCGATCAGGCGCTTGCCTGCTTCCGGGTCGGCGACCAGTTCCGGCTGCACGTATGCAACCAGCTCGGTGCCGTTCAGCTGCAGCAGGCCGGCGCAATGCGGGCATTCCAGCGGATCGTGCGCTGGCTCGCCGGAAGCGGCGCGTTGGGCCTCGGCCACCTTCGGCGCCCACTCGTCGACGCGGGATTGGTCCGCGGCCAGCTTGTCGCGGCGGCGTTGCAGCAGGTCGGCGATGCCTCGCAAGTTGGCCAGGGTCTGCTGCCGCTGGTCAGCAGCTTGTGCGGCTGCCTTGTGGCCGCCGAGCACCTGGTTGGCCTCGTCCAGATCGGCCTGCAGGGTATCGGCGCGCGCCTTTGCCTCGTCGACCTGGGCCTGGGTAACCTCGGCCTGCAGGGCTTCCGGCTCCCAGTTCTCGGCCTTCTCGCTGCCGTAGGTCTCGCCGGTGATGGTCTTCCAGGCGCCGCGCTCTTCGCTCGCGTACTCCTTGGCCTGGTCGACTGCGGCCGGGAAGCCGGCGCGCATCATGGGCTTGATCTTCTCCACGAGGGTCGCGTCAGCTCCGCGGGCGAGCAGGCGCTTGGCAACCTCGTTGGGGCTGGCGCTGGCGCCGGCCAGGTCGAACAGGACCCGGCGGCGCTCCTTGCTGTCGATGCTGGTGAAGCGCGACGCATCCAGCACGTAGGGCAGGTAGGGTTCGTCGAGCAGCGGGGCTGTCTTGCCTTTCGGCAGCATTACCCACGAGGTCTGCTCTTCGCCTTCCTGGTCGAGCCAGACCACATGGGCCTCGCCCTTGGTCTGGCCCTCGGTGACGAGCTGCCCGATTTCCTTCTTCAGGGCGACGCGGCGTGGCTCGCCGGTGAAGGCCATGGCGATGGCGTCCAGCAGAGAGGACTTGCCGGCGCCGTTGTCGCCGGAGACCAGCAGCACAGGCTCAGAAACAACAAGGGCCGCGTGACGCAGCCCTTGGAAGTTGGAAGCGGTGATAGATGCGACGCGCATGGCGATCACTCCATTTTGAGTTCCAGGTCATCCAGGGAGACGGCGACCCGGTAGGTGTTGTTGGTGGGGACCTCGGCCTCGCTCTGCAGGACGATGGTTTTGTCGTCGAGCAGGCGGATTAGTAGGCCCTGAGACGTGGCCTGGTCGATGGCCAGGCGGTGCTGCAGGTAGGCCTGGGTGACTTCGGGCTCAGCCTTGGCCAGCAGAGCCTGCACGTCGCTGTAGCTGTAAGTGCCGTACTTCGCCGGGGGGTTGTTCACCGGGTCGAGTGGGGCGGCCTGCTCGCCGTCGCTGCTCGGCGCGGCGGCGGCCAGCACCTGGCGCATGCCGTGCTCGTCGGCCGGACCGACAACGCGGTCAGCCTCCATCGCTTCCAGCATGCGGGCGGCGCGGTTGTAGCCGACCTTCAGCTCGCGCTGGATGGCGGAGATTGCTGGCCGGCGGGTGCGCACCACGTACTGGACGGCCTCGGTGTAGAGCGGGTCCTGGTTACCGGGGCCGGTCTCGGCTTCGGCGTTCGCCACGTCGTCCTCGAAGTTGCCGCCGTCCTCGAGCAGCTCGCCCTGGTCGGGATCAGGTTTCACCTGGTCCATGCCGCCCAGGTGGTCGGCGGCGTTGGCCACCACCAGCAAGCAGACCTTGCCCTGGCTGTCGATCAGCTCGTGGCGCATCGGATCGAACTGGCTGACCTTGAAGGTGGCCTTGATGCCCTCCTTGATGGCGACGGATTCAAGAATGCCGCTGATGGTGGGGTTGCCGCCGGCGGCGATCAGCTTCACGGCGTGGGTCGTGGCGCGCGTAACCACGGAGGTGAAGCGTTCGATCACGGCCGCCTGCTTCTTCTCGTTCAGCTTCGGCCAGACGTCGGGCAGGGCGCGTACTTCCTGCAGGAGAACCTGCAGCAGGTCGTGGCCCAGCGTCTCGCTGGCCAGCTCAATCGGGGAAGGCTTGGGAAGCTCGACGATTTCAGCGGAGTCGGCGAGGGACTCGACTACCTGCTCGGCGATCTCCTGGGCGGCCTGGGGCGCGGTTTGTACTGCAGCTGCTGCTTGTGTCATCGGTAGGTCTCACTGGTTGGCGATGCGTTCGAGGTTTTCCAGCTGGGACTCGCTCAGGTACATGTCGCCGCGCCAGCGCTGGTAGTTGGCGCTGACGTCGGCGGTGAACTTGATTTCCCAGTCGTTGGAGGCGTTGAGCTCGGCCGCCGCCAGGAGCGAGGTGAACTCGTCCAGGCGGTCGAACTGCTCGGCGACGGTGCGCGAGGCCATGGGCGGTTAGCCCATGTCCAGCTCGTCGGTTTCGTTGGGCTGCTGCGGCTCGGCCTGCTGCTGGCCGGTGGCCGGCGCGGGATCTTGCTGCTGCTCGGTCTGCGGCTGCGGGCTGGCTTCCGGCTCCACGTCGATGATCTCGCCGGTTTCGGCGTTCACGTTGGCCGGCGCCTGGGGCTGCAGCGATTCCAGATCGACGCTGTAGCCGCCGCTGCCATCGGACCTGGCGTCGTACACGTCGCCCACTTCCTCGGCGGTGTGAAGGCCCATCGACAGCTCCGGCGCAAAGGCGCGGGTCCACCAGCTGCCAGCGCGATACATGAGCATCTGCTGTGGCATGGTTTTCCACTTGCTGCCGTTCTTGCTGTACCAGCCCTCGGACTTGGCGATGGCGATGGTGATGTCGGCGCCGACCAGCTTCTCGCCGGTGGCCTTCTCGATGGCCCAGGCTCGGCAGCCCCAGGTATCGGTGCCTTGTTCGCCGAAGAACTCGAAGCGCAGCGCGGTGAAGCGCCCGCAGGTGTTCACGGTGGCGATCAGGAACTGGCTCGACCAGGTGGGCCGACCGTGCACGATGACCAGGTTCTGCATCACCATCAGCGGGTCCGCGCCGATGCGCTGCGACATGTTCAGCGCGATGACGCAGTTGGGCATGTTGCCCTGGTACTCCTTCGGCACCAGGGTCGAGGCGGCCAGCAGCTTGGCGGCGCGCTGCGCCAGCTCGAAGCCCTGCAGGTTGGTCATGCTCACAGCAACAGCGCTCTGTTGCGCGGCGGCGGGTGTTTGCTGCAGCTGCTGCAGCGTTTGGGCTTGGGACATTGGCGTCTCCTGGTGGGGTCAGTCGTGATAGGGGCAGGTCGCCCAACGTGGGCAGTACCTGGCGCTGCAGAGCGTGCTCTGCGCGTTCGGGGGGAAGTGGCCGCTGCGGAACATGTCCGCGGCAAACTGGATCAGGCCGGGGAAGTCCTCGCTGCCGACCATCAGCTCGCGGGCACCGATAATTTCGCCGGTGGCGGCCTCGGCCTTGCCCTTGGTCTTCAGCCCGATGATCTCGGCCGGCGCCGTGCAGCGCTGACCGGTGGTGTGCTCGTAGAGCAGCTCGTAGGTGCCAATCTGCGGCTTGTGGCCCTTGGTCTTGGCGACGCCCTCGGTGGTGACAGCTGCGGTACCGGTCTTCACGTCGGCGATGCCGACGCCTTCGCCGTAGCGCCGAATGCGCGCCCGGTCGAGTGTGCCGGTCAGGCGCACTATCTGGCCGCCGCCGCAGTTGATCTCCAGCGGCGCCGTCTCCATCTCCACCGCCACGAACTGATAGCGGGGGCTGATCTCGGTGCAGTAGCGGATGTGCAGGGCCAGGCCGGTGGCCTCGGCCTCGCGCAGGCTGATGTCGGCGCCGCGCCAGTCGACGTCGAAGTCGGGATGCCGCAGGGTCTGGACCAGCACGTCGGCTGCGTCATCCGGCGACACGTCCTGGCCGGCGATGCGCGCCGAGTCGAAAACGGCGGTACCGGCGTGGATGGCTGTTCCCAGTAGAGCGCGCGGGCTGCTCGGCGACTTGATACCCAGCAGGTGCACGCCTTCCCAGCGATAGGCGCAGTCGAACAGCGAGCCCCACGAGGAGGCCCGCACCGTAGTGATCGTGTTCATCGGTTACCTATCGATCGTGATGGCCGGCTGCTCGGCGGTGATGTGCCCGGCGATGGCCGCCGGAACGATCAGGGCTGCCAGCCAGATCAATCCACCAAGGGCGGAACCGATCCAGATGCAGCGACGGCGGTGCTGGGCGCGGGTCATGGCCTGCACCCCGCGAATGCGGCTGCAGGAGTCGGGTCGCCGTCGAGCAACGACAGGGCGAGGAGGAATAGGGAGAGGATCGCGACGTCGGTGGTGGTCAGCATGCTGCCGCCTCCTTGGCGCGCTCCAGGTGCGCCAGCAGTTCGCGGTTGGTGTGGATACCCAGGGCTGCCAGGCGCTGGATACGGGCGTACAGCTCGTTCAGGTTGCTCATGCAGCACCTCGGAACGATGCGTCGAGTTCGGCGCGGGAGGCCTTGTCTTCATCTGCAAGCCGCGACCGGCGCATGGCTTCCAGCTCCATGAACTCGGCACGCTGGCGGTCGATGCGGCCCTCGATCTTGGCCAGGGCCAGTGCCTTGCTGGCGTCGTCACCCTCGATCATGGCCAGGGCGAGGTCGCGCAGGTGGTCATGGTCCATGTTGTCGGCGGCGTGATCGGCGTACTGCTCCAGCGTCTCCGGGTCTTTGTTGTCGAGCGCGGCGTGTACCAGCTGCTCGATTTCGTGCAGGGTCTTCATGGCGATGTCCTCGCGGTGCGCGTGCATAGGTCGCGCACCTGCCGCCCCCAGCTCTTCCGCAAGGTGGGGCAGCAAGTACGCGACGTATGAAGGCTGGGGAAGGAAAAGCCCCGGCGAACCGGGGCGAAGGCATAGCAAGCAAGTGATGCGCGGGGAGGCACATCGGGGAGTGATCTGGCCAGGCGCGACTCTGGCTGTGGCATCGGTGCGCTTCTCGGGTAATTGCCGCGTTCGCGGTGATTGTGCCGATGCCCGGAACTTCAGCGGCCAGGGCCGCCCACATGCGCGCTTGTTTCCGCGCTTCCCGCGTGTTCCAGGGCCAGGGCGCCCTGGTCCAGCTTCCACGCCTCAGATCACTTTCCGATAGGCCTACGTTGAGGGGTAGGGTGGTGCCGGCAGCAGGGATCGAACCCGCGGCCTCCTGATTACAAGTCAGGCGCTCTGCCAACTGAGCTATGCCGGCAAAAAGGCCCCGGTGTGAGCGGGGCAAGTGCTGATGAAGGAGTCGATGCGGGGAACGCATCGGAGAACGGCCTGGCCAGCGGCTGGACACCCATGCCGCACCGCCAGCCTGGCCGCTCTCCGATACGGCCTGGCGCCGCAGCTGCACGATTTGCCAGGTCTATCGGGCCGTCTCTCCGGCTGTCCCACGCTTGAGCTGGTGGCGCTGATGGGGCTGATTCGGCCCTCGCAGGCTATTACCCCATGTTCAGCGGCCGAATCGCCGGGGTGGCCAACCCCTTGCAGGCCGGGCGGCTCCAGCTGCCCGGGCGGCGACCCCGAACCGACTAGGCGGGGTTCCGATCAGGCCGATTTCTTCTCGGCCTGGATGCGGTCGTAGACCTCTTCGCGATGCACAGCTATGTGCTTGGGCGCATCGACACCGACACGGACCTGGTTGCCTTTCACGCCCAGGATCTGGACGCGGATGGCGTCGTCGCCTTCGCCAATGATCAGGGTCTCGGAAATACGGCGTGTGAGGATCAGCATGGTGAATCTCCTTTTCTAATGAAGTCCTGGCCGCGTTGCGCGGCGCAGGTAGGTATAGCAGGGGTTTACATCCCAGAGCACCCTGTCGCCAAGGTGCTCCAGTGATGCGCTACTGCAAGACTCGCAGCTCGTTGCGGGGTATCCAGTCGTCGTTCACCTTCACCATGCAGCCCACGAAGGCGGCGTAGCGGGTGTCGCGGTCGGTCTGGAAGCCGTAGTAGGCACAGCCGCCCCAGTTGACGGCGACCTCGACGGCCTTGATCACCGCGATGGCGAACAACAGAGCCGCCAGTCCGATGCCCAGGCCTGTACCCGGCTTTTTCCGGGTGAAGCCGAGCACGATCAGGCCTCGATGCCGAAGTCCTTCAGGCGCAGGCCAAGCAGGTTGCCGACCTCCACCAGGACCTGCAGCTCTTTGTCGTCGATGCCGCCCTCGGCCTCAGCCGCGGCGATGGCGTTGACGAACACCTCTTCGGCGTCCAGCGGGTTGGCCGCTACTTCCTTGATCTCGCGCAGGATGTTCATGCGTCCGATGCGGAAGGAGGCCTCCAGCTGCTCGGTGTAGAGGTTGATCTGGGCGGTGATCTCGGAGCCGAAGTGCTCGAGGTTCTTGTTGGCGCGCAGCTGCTTGTCGGTCTGGTGGGCTTCCGCCTTGCTGATCGAGCCGTCCGCGGCGGTGACCAGCAGGCAGACGCCGACAACAGCCTGCATCAGGTCGCGGTTTTCCATCTTCTTGGCGGCAACCTTGGCGCCGAACAGCTTTTTCTTGATTCCAAACATGGGCATTTCCTCATTGGGGGTGGGTACATCCCAATGCCCGCTGTCACCAACGGGCATCAGTGATGCTCCAGGCCTCCGTTACTCGCCACGGTGGGCTTGGCGATGTCTTCTCAACGCGCCCCCTGGTCTGCAGTAGCGGCCGGTCTGAGGCCCTGCTAGTCCAAGGGGGAGCGAAGCAGCTGGCGATCCGTGGCGCGCTTTCGGAGAGGGAGCGCGTGACTCGAAGCGTCGAGCTGGCCGGTAACCAGAGCCGGGCATGGGCTGGGGCTCACCCAGCGATCAGCAGTCGTTTAACCACGTCGCTCAGCACGCCGCTTGCGCGGCGCCTGTCGGGACTGCTGTGGGGTCTGGTGTTGTTAAAGAGCGCATCGACCGGGTAACCGTTCGATGGCGCAAACAATACCTAGGGGTAACTTTTATGGTCAATACCTGCGGGTAAATAAATTTCGCGCGGGCATGAAAAAGCCCGCAGTTGCGGGCTTCGGGGGAATCCGGTGAATCAGTATGACCGGTGGCCAAGCCAGGCGAGGTGCACAGAGCCGTCACTCCGGAGGGTCATTCGCACGTTCTCTTCCTCGCTGATCTGGTCGAGGAGGGTGCGCCAATCGTCTTCGGATTCGTCATCGAGTCTTGTGATGTTGGCCTGCCGCTCAACCTGGGCGCGGGGGGAGCAGATGATCTGCTGTACCCGGCGCGCCAGCAGCTCAAAGCTGGACGGTTGACGCGGTACTACTGCCTTTCTGGCCATGCGGCGCTCCTTTGCTGTATGGATAGACAGTATTATCCATTCGGAAAGGAATGTGACGCAAGTCAGATAATGGCTGAGAGCTACGTGGGGCGATAGCGCCCCAGAGGCTCTAATGCGGGGCTTTCGGGCTCGGATACTTTCGTTGGCAGACCCGCGCGAGGAGCTGTACAGCGCTGTTGGTGTGAGCGTCCTCCATCTGCTCGACCACGCACTCCTCCCAAGTCTTCCGCTCGACCTTTGCCTGCCAGACAATCATCAGGAGCACCCCTAGTGCAACGCCGACGGCAAGAGTGATCGCGTGGCGCTCCTTGGTCGTCGCGTTAAGTGTCACAGCACGCCCCGCGGTGCTTTCACGTCGACTACCCGCCCAATCACATCCCATTCGTCGTCCATTTCCACCTGCTTGAACTCCTTGTTGAGCGGGACCAGGTACTCGCGGCCGCTGTCGTAGATGTACTGCTTGAACGTGGTTTCGCCATCTCGGTGGCGGGCGATATAGAACTTGCCGCTCACCAAGTCAAACCCTTCTGGCTGAACCAGGATCGGAGTGCCATCAGGGAAGCTGGGGGGGGTCGAGGAGGTCATGGAAGGCCCCCGAACAATCAGCCAGTAGCCGTGAGGACCGGCATTCTCGGTCGACGGCAGCCAGTCCTCTGCGACGCCTGGAGCGAAGATGTCAGCCGACAATGCGCGATCGCCAGCAGCCACCCAACTGATCAGGGGGTATTCGCGCGCTCCTCTGGACGGCTGCAGGGCAGGCGCGATGTTGCTGGGCTCATTGCCGGAGGGGAGGATCGAATCTAGCGCATAGCTGCCCAGCTTGAACGACGCCTCAATCTCCCGAGCAAAGTCTTCGCCGATGTTCTTTCGGCCGTCCTTGCCTGGCGGGTAGAGGCATCGGGAGATGTAGTCGGCCTGCTTGCCCAGGCGCTTGGCGAGTTTCGCCTTTGCACCGCGCTGGCCGACGCCGTACTCCCGATCCATGAGGGTTTGAAGGTTGAGGCGGCGAATTTCGTTCTTATCCATTAGTCAATATTCGCCATTCGTTACTTGTGGGTAAATGGTCTGCGGGTATTGCTAAATGGCTTACCTGTGGGTAATCATGTTGCGGATAGCAGGAGATCCCAACATGCAAACGAAGAAGCTCACAGGCCTGCTGGAGTGGCTGAAAACAGCTAGCGACGAATGCGTAGCCCGAGCAGGTACTACCCGCGGCTACCTCCGGCAGATTGCGTATGGCAACAAAGTTGCCACTCCGCAGACAGCGGTAGCCCTTGAACAGATGGGCGCAGCCACGCGCAAGGAGCTGCGCCCAGACGACTGGAAGTCGATCTGGCCGGAGCTGGCTGGCACCGAAGAACAGCATCCCCCAATTCGCCAGGCGAGCTAACCGCGCGCCTGGTGCTGCTGCATTCCCCATCCCAAACCCCCGAGGTAGTAAATGACGCCGCGTGAAAAAGAGATTGCCCTGGAGGCGGCAGGTCGCAGTACCGATCCGGCAGCACATGCCAAGAAGGTGCTGGAGGCCGAGGCCATCCTGCGAGGTGAGCAGCCGCCATTTGTGGTTTGGCCTGAGGGCATGAGTGCAGAGGAGATGGCCGCCTGGCACGAGGGGCAGGCGGCTTCGATGTCACTCCGCGCCCAGGAAATGCGGCGTTTTCTCAATCGGGTCGCTCCAGATGCCCCTTGAACTCAATAGCGAGGCCATAGGTATTGACCCAGCTGGTAGCTGCGTGGACGGCTTCTGCTGGCAGTTGAAGCTCTCTGAGCTCGTCTTGAAGGGCGAACATCAGGTCGTCACGACTCAGCGTGCGCACGTAGTCCGGGGTCCAGCTGAATCTTTGAAGCGCTCGAAACCTAGCCGCCTCAATACCTTCGAGGCGATTCCAAGGCGTTGCGTGCTGCGCTCGGACTGTACGACAGAGGCACTCAAACTTGAGTCGGCCCACTGCGAGTGTGACTGCCTGCATATCCCGCTCTCGGCTATTTCGTGCAGTCCCAGCGGCCTCGATGGCATCAGCAGCTTCTTTGGCCAGGTTCCCCATCACAAATTCGTAGCTTTGTTCCATATGTCGGGCCTCCGTGGCCGTCGGTTGTGTGAGAGCAACGACGTTACCACGCCGCGCCCGGCACCAATTTGCACATTTCCCAACCCCCCCCCCCGAGGAATCCCCATGGCGAAACTGCAAGAAGACCGCCGGCGAAAGGCGCCGGGCACCCACGTCACCGAGCCGATCAAGGTCCGGGTGTGCGAGGCAGACCGCGACGAGCTGATCCAGGCCGCGAGACTCAGCCATGCGGACAACCTGACGGGCTACGCCCGCGACTGCATGTTCATCGGCCACCGGCTGCTGCAGGGCGGCCAGCACGCTCAGGCGCTTGCTGCTGCGTTGCTCCAACAGCGCGCGCAGATGCTGACCGCGCTGTTCCGCGGCGAGCAGCTGACGCCCGATCAACTCAGCGACGTACTGGCAGGACTGGCGCAGCAAGCCCTGGCCAGCAGTGTCGACGATCAGAAAACGGCCTAACAGGCCCTAGCGAAGGAGGCGGACAGAGATGTTCCCGACTCAGGTATGTGACGCGGCCCTGGCCCAGCTCAGCCCAGGCGAGCGGCAGGAGCTGCAGCGGGAGGCCGCACGACGTGGCTGCACCGTACAGCAGGCTCTGGCGGCGGTAGCGCTGGAGAACCTGCAGCAGCAGCTGTATGCGCTTGCCCAGGGTGGGCGCCGGCTGGAGCTGGTGAAAGGGCACTAGCACAGCTACGGCGGGTTTGTCTTTTTGCCCAGGCAAAACGACTTCCCGCCAGCGCGCGATAAAGAATTTTCTCCATGCGGAAGCTTCTTTCCGCGGATCGGGGGCTTTGGCTACCCACTTACAAGGAAACGACTTGTTTCCGGGGGATTCATGGACCACATCGACAACGCACTGATCCGCTACCAGCCGGCCGGGGCTATCGGCCCGGACCTGGGGTGGTGACGCATGCCGTTTCAGATCAACGAGGACGAGCGCGAGGCACTCCGCGGCCTGCCCATGCTGGCGCGGGAAATCTACGTCTTCGGCCTGCGCCCGTTCATGGACTACGCCAGCGGCGTGGTCGGCGTGAAGCGCGGGATCTCCTGGAAGAGCATCGCCGAGGAGCTCTACGTCGAGCCGCACCAGGGCATCAAGGGCGGAGAGCCCACCGAGAAGGAGCTACGCCGGGCGCTCGCCTGGCTGCAGAAGGAGGGCCTAGTAGGCCCCAACCAGGCCGATCGACGCCTGGTTTTCGAGCTGCTGCTGGCGACGCGGGATAAATCCGTCTCGAAAAAAGTGGGCAGTAAGTGGGCAGATGAAGAGGGCAGAGAAGCGGGCAGTGCTGGAGCCAGCAACTACGGGGCTTTGCATGAAGAAGAGGGCGGACAACTGGGAGGGGGCAAAACCGGAAAAGTGGGCACACCTCCGGTATCCGATCTTCCTACTTCTTCTTCTACGCGATTCCCGATGCACGACGACTGGGTGCCTTCGGCTCGAGGCTGGCCAGCAACCTGCCTGCGCAATGCGCTGAAGCCAGAGGAGCTGACGGATGACCGAATGCGGGAGTTCCGCAGCTTCTGGATCAACCAGCCCGGAAAACACCAATCCCAAGGCCAGTGGGAACACGAACTGGCCCAATCCATCAAGCGACAGGTGCGCCATGCAGAATCGAACCGAGGAAGGACTGGCCAGGGCGGGCCGAGTAGCGGGCCAGGTAGCCTCGCAGATGAACTCCACGACACCAGCTGGGCGGAACGCATCCAGCTCCCCGCAGGCTGAAGAGCGCAAGCAGGCGCTCGCCCAGCGCGTCAACGTGCTGTTCGCGGAGATGCAGCTGATCAAGCCGCTGATGTTCCGCAGCAGCTGGCCGACCAAGGAGCGCCAGGAGGCAGCCAAGGCTCAGTACCTGGCAATCCGCGAGTTTCGCCAGCTCACCGATGCGCAGTTCCGCTATGGCCTGGATCGTCTGCGCGCCACCATGAAGTACCCGGCAGCGCCGTCCGAGTTTCTCGCCTTGTGCCGTGACCCCGAACCAGAGGCCATAGGCGCCCCGTCCCTGGACGAGGCCTATGCCCAGGTGCTGCGCTACGAGACAGCACCGGCTGATCTGCGCGACCTGTCGGTGATGCACCCGGCTACCTACTGGGCATGGCGCCAGCTCAACCACTCCATCTGGCGGAAGCTGCCGGCTGATCGACACGAGAAGAGCTTTGCCAGCGCCTACAAGCGCGCGATGAAGGCTGTCCTCGCCGGTGAGCATTTCCCGGCAGCACCGAAGCTGCTGACGGGGAATGGCGGTGGCATGTGCGCCGAGGTTGCAGCCGTCGACGCCACCCAGGAGCAGCGCCTGCAGGAGCGCATGCTGCAGCAGGGCATCCCAGGTGGCGCAGATGCTCGCCAGCATCTGCTCGCTTCGCTGGGCATCAAGCGGGGGGCGACGCATGCTTGATCTTCAGCCGCTGACCGAACATCTCGAACGCTTAAACCGTGACGCAGCCGCACTCTATGGAGAGGCCCGGCACGAACTGGAGCTGTCGGATGTTCATCGGGAAAGGGCCCGTGTTCGCATTGAGGATGCAAACCGCCTGCTTGATGAGGCCTGTCGCGTTCAGGAACAGATGGCTGCTCTGCGCCAAGGGGTGCTGCATGCCTGATCATCGTCCCGTCGAGTTCACCGTACCAGGAGAGCCCCAGGGCAAAGGGCGCCCTCGCATCGGTCGCGTTGGACAGCACGCCCGCATGTTCACCCCGGCCAAGACAGTGGCCTACGAGGGCCTCGTAGCGTTCGCTGCGCAGGAGGCTATGGCAGGTCGCGAGCTGATCACAGGCCCTGTGCTGATCGAGCTGGAGATCCTGCACGGGGTGCCTCAATCCATGTCGAAAAAGAAGAAGGCGCTCGCCCTGGCTGGCGAGATCAAGCCAATGAAGAAGCCCGACACCGACAACGTGCTCAAGGCCATCTGCGACGGCTGCAACGGCGTGGTGTGGCGCGACGACGTGCAGAACACCGACGGTGCCTACCGCCGCCGCTACTCGGAAACGCCAGGCGTGAAGGTCCGCATCGTGCCGCTTTACGACGGGGGCTAGTGCGCACAGTGCGCAACAACGCGGTGCGCCCCCGCGAACGCCGGCAAATAGGCGAAGGAGTAAGCGGGCGCGGGAGTACCGAATTTCAGTTACTGCGCGAATTGCGCGCGGTTTGGGGGATGAATGAGATTGATCAGTGCGCGTCAGGCTTGGCACGACTGCATGTACCAGGGCGGGTCGACCATGCTGGAGAACCTGGTGGACCGCTCGGTCTGGGGGCAGGTGCAGTTCAGCGAGATCGACAATAGCCTGCACTGCATCGCGCACCAGGCGCTGGCCGGCCGGTTCCAGCACGCCATCGCCAGCCTGCCGCTGGAGCTGCAGTGCTTCGGGCACAACCTCTACGCGCCGGAGTTGAGCACGCCTCAGTCCAACCACTGGCTTGAAGTGGCGCACGCGCTGCTCTGGCAGTCGTGGCCGAAGCACACCGAGCTGGCCGAGGAGAAGCAGCGCCAGGCTTACTGGGTGGCTGCCGGCGTGCTGCACCGCTACCGCTTCATGGTGCAGGGCGGTATGGGCAATCCCGATCCGTTGGAGGAGCCGCGCCTGTTCCGCGGCTGGCTGCGTGATCGGCACGGCGTGATCCTCGACCGGCGCAACTGGTCTCGGGAGTGGGGCTGGATCGTGCAGGAGCTGTTCAGGGCTTGCGACGGGTTGGATCGCCGGGCTTTGGAGCCTCTTGCGGTTGTGCTGCGTGAGGAGCTTCCTCAGCGTGCTGCATAGGCCCAGGTATCTCCTCGACTGACTCGAATCGCATGTGAAGTTCATGAGGGAGAATCAGCGGCTCGCTGCTTGAGAAGTCACGTTCGACATGTCCAAGCGGACCAAACCGCGCTACTTGCTCTGGAGTTCGTGCATCCTCAACTAAGGGAATGCTGGAGGTCATAATGCAATTGGGTTGGAAGTCGTAAATTGTTGGCACAATGGTTTGGAGGGTGTGGTTGCCAAACTCTATCCAGAACAATGCGTGCGGAAATACACCGTTACTTCTAACGTGTAGCATGTAATTACAGCTTTCCGATCTTGTGCCGGGAACTATAGTTTCAACTACGAGTGCGGGCTCTAGGCGTAGCTCTTCGGTATTGAATGGGTTTATCCACTGCAGTGTGGGTTGAAAAATCGGTAGCAGACTGGGATTCTCGATTACCGATAATGCAATTTTGCAGAGCGCTTTGTGCACGTTACGTGGGATGAATGGTCGACGCTCGATGATCCAGGTCGCGTGCTTGTTGACCCAGTCATGCCTCGCTGCGTCTTCGCTATTCATCGAGATGGCGAGATTGTTCGTGTGTCTGTCGAAGTGCAGGCTTTTGATGTTTCGGTCTTTGTGTTTCGGTGTCTTTCTGCTTTTGTTAGTTACGCCGCCTGTTGATCTGAAGGGGGCGGTGTACTTGTCAAGATCATGCTCTAATGTTTTGCTGAAGTGCTTATTGCAGTAATCGCACTCTGAGAGAATTATTAGCTGATGATTTCCGAGGAACTCAGGGATTGCGTGAGCTTCGTTTTTAAATGAGGTGTCTGGCGAGCTTCTTCCGCAGAATCGACAGTTGTCTTTAGCCCCAATTCCCACTTTTTTACCTGATCCATAGCTTCCGGCGGCGACCAAGCTGTATCCATCCAGTTCGAATCGATCAGGCTGCATTCCTGCTTTCCCCTGAGTTGCGTTAGGCCGATCCTAACATTTCGACAATGGGTTGCTAGCCAAAGGGGAATTGGGGGCGGCCCAGGCATACGCAGGGTCTGCTCTACTGTCGACAGCCTCGCATTGCATTTGTCGGCGAAACCATGCGCATGACAGCCCGTTGGACGTGACGAGTGGCGAGCAGCAATCTGTTGGCGTATACCAGTGTCTCCCTTCAACGGATGACGAGGTAGTTATGGCGTTCTCGAACGAGCAGAAGCTGATAATCACTCTGCTGACTGATATCCACGCAGCGCTTGGTATTAAGAACAGCGTTGACCCAATTTTCGTGCAGCGCATGGTCCAAGGCGGCGATGACTGGGCACTGAAGTGGGCTTATGACGGGCTTTTCGAGGGTGTGCAGAACCCGCCCGAGGTAGAGTTCGTTGTCCAGGTGCTGACGATGTGGGAAGCCATCGAGTACCGCTATCTCGGCTTGGACGGCGACGAGCGCGAACAGTTGGAGCAGCTGTCACCTGTGTTTGGTCGCGAGCCTTCATTCCGCGGGTTTGATGGCAACAACGAGGCTGAATTGCGCAGCATCGTGCACATCTTGGTTGACGATCTGAAGCGCTGGCAGCACTTCGCTGGGCGCGACACCAATTCTCACGTCCAGTCGAGTGATGGCTATCGCCGAATGCTGGAGGTTTACGACCGCATCATCGGCACCAGCTACGAGTTCCGCCCCAGCATTGAGGAGTTCGCCGAGCTGCTAAACGCCAGGATCCACCCGGACAACCGCAACGCTTGACGACTGTGTGCCACTTTCGGCACGATATTGCCAAGGTGTGAAGTTGCGACTGCACACCGCCCCTCTTGAGACCCGGCCACTGCGCCGGGTTTTTTGTGGCCGCCGTCCTAGTATCATTCGCCGCTTCCCCCGAGATGGAGTAGGTGATGTCGGTAGTGATCAACGTATTGTCTGGAAAGCACGTCCCTGAAGATCTTCAAGATGAGGAGATGGTCGTAGTTGTTTTCCGAAATCCAGACGCACCGATTTTTTGTACCTCGCCGGAGGCGATCAACACAGCTGTCGCCAGACTGGTAGAGGAAGAGATGAAGGAGCTTGAGGCCCTGAAGCCCAAGCCTAAACTCAAGTCTCGATATGTCTTTGATGATGATCCCCAACCATAAATCGACCCGGCCAAGCGCCGGGTTTTTTATGTCCAGTTTTTGGTACCCGTAGCCAGGGCGGCCCTTCGGGGGAGGCCTGGACGCTCCCAGCCAGCTAAGCGTGCGCGAGCGCGCCGTGGGGCGCTCAGCAAAAACACTGGCAGCCCGCGCAGGCCGGCACCTCGGATACTCCGGGCCGGGCGCGAGAGCCGGAAGGCGAGACCGATGCAGTTGGGTGTCGGCGCCGAAAGGTTCTTTGGCGGACAGCTGGAAAGACAGCATCAGATTCCGGTATCCACCCCGACCCCATTCTCTACGTAAAGAATGGGCAGCAGGTGCATACCACCAGGTTGCGGTCCCGCCGGGAGGCGATGCCGCGGTCACGTCGAGAGACGTTGCCAACCCCGCCGGCTTCGGCCGGCATCCTTTCCCTGAAACCCGCCCCGCGCGGGTTCATCACCAGGGCCTAGCAGGCCCAGGAGATGCCCCTATGAGGTTCACCACCATGACCGAGCCCGCCTCGACTGCAGCCGGCGGCATCGCCCTGTACAAGCTGGGCCTGCTCGGCCTGTTCGGCGCCCTGATCACCGCGATTGTCGTTATGGCCATGACTGTGCCTCGAACGGCCCGCGAGTTCGCTGTAGCGCTGATCAGCACGCTGATGTTCAGCCTGGGCGGCGGCGCTTTCGTGGTCCGCTGGTTCGAGCTGATGGCATGGGCGAATGACCTTTTCGGACTGATCGCGCTGCTGGGCTTGGCGTTCGTGTGTGGTCTGCCAGGCTGGGTCCTGGTTCGCGCGTGGTTCGTCTTCGCCGAGAAACGCCGCGAGGCATCGCTGCCGGACATCGTGCGCGAGATCAAGGAGAGCGCCGGGCTATGAGCCAGTTCCAGCTGAGCAAGCGCAGTGAGCAGCGCTTGGTGGGCGTGCACCCCGATCTGCAAAACGTCGTTCGCCTGGCCATCGCCCTGACCGAGGTCGACTTCTGCGTCACCGAGGGTGCCCGCACCGCCGAGCGCCAGCGTGAGCTGGTCGCGAAGGGGGCCAGCACGACCACGAATAGCCGCCACATTCCCAAGAAGCCTGCTGCCCGGCCCGAGCTGGGCCCCGTGTCGCATGCCGTAGACCTGGCCGCCATGGTCGGCGCCGAAGTGCGCTGGGATTGGCCGCTCTATCACAAGCTCGCCGATGCGATGAAGACGGCGGCCTTCAAGCTGAAGGTGCCCATTGTGTGGGGTGGCGACTGGACCAGCTTCAAGGACGGCCCCCACTTTGAACTGGACCGGAAGGCCTACCCATGAGCATCGAGCTGCTGCGCGCTCTGGTGCTGATTGGCCTGGCCGCGGTCTCCAGTGCGTTCGGCTGGCAGATGCACGCCTGGAAGGTGGGCTACGACGAAGCTGCACAGCTGAAGGCCGACCAGGCGCAGGAGAAGCTGGCGCGCGAGCTGGTCGCCCAGGTGGCCGAGAAGACCGTCGAGGCAATCGCCGGCATCAAGGTCACCAACACCACCATCTACCAGCGCACCCGCCAGGAGATCATCCGTGAACCGATGGACCCTGATTGCCGCATTCCTGCTAGCTGGATGCACCAAGTCAATGCCGCCCGTGCCGGAGAGCTACGACCAGAGCCTGCTGGAGCGCTGTCCGGACCTGCAGCAGGTGGCAGTCGCTGAAGACGGCACCGGCGATCCGGCCGAGCTGACCCTGGCGGACGTCGTTACCGCTGGCATGTACTTAGAGTGCCAGCGGCGGCACGACGGCCTGGTCGAGGCTGTTACGGGGCGTCGCAGAGCAGCAGGTAGTTCGGGCAGCCAGTGAAAAGCTGCATTGCCATCTCCAGCAGCCACGGAAAGCCGCCGCTCGCAGTGACGAGGATCAGCGCCAGACAGGCAGCGAGAGTGAGTTTGTTGTGCATGGTGAAGCTCCTGGGTTGTTGAGAGCACAATTTTCCCAGCACTGCAAAGCGAGTTTTCATTGATTTACGTCCCTGATCGGGACGAGTTAGCGGAACGCCGGGAGGCGTCCCCGAGGTATTCCATGGCCAACAACGACCGCCAGCGCTACGACTGGGCCGCGGTCGAGCGCGACTACCGCACCGGTGCGTACAGCAACCGCGAGCTGAGCCGCACGCATGGCCCCTCCGAGGCAGCCATCCGCAAGCGCGCCGCCGACGGCAACTGGGCGCGCGACCTGTCGGAGCAGATCCGCCAGCGCGTCCGCGAGAAGACGAACCGCGCCGCCGCGGCCGAGATAGTTCAGTCGATCACCGATGCCGAGATCGTCGAGAACGCTGCAGAGGTCGGCGCCGCTGTGGTGAAGAGCCACCAGCGCCTGATCCGGCGCGCCAAGGACCTGACCGAGAAGCTTCTGGACTTGCTCGAAGGTCAGATGACTGCCGGCAAGATCAAGGTGAAGGTGGCCGGCGGCGGCGTGGTCGAGATCGATCTGCCGCTGGACTATGTGGGCAAGACGCTCGGCAACGCCACCACCTCTATGGATCGCGCTATTCGCCTGGAGCGCCAGGCCTACGGGCTGGATGAAGAGGGCAGCAAGGACCCCGGCAAGTCGCTGGACGAGCTGCTGGCCGAGGTGGTGCCGGAATGATGACCCGCGAGGAGCGGGTAGAGCTTGTCCGCAAGGGCGACGGGCTGCTGGAGATGCACCGTGCCGGCACGCTGAAGGGAAAAGCCCTGCTGCTCAGCGCCTTGGCCAACAAGTGGTATCGGCTCAACGCGCTGTACCAGATCAAGGACAAGGACGGGAAGGTGCGCCGGTTCCGGCCGAACGCGCAGCAGCGGCAGCGATTCCTCGATGGCCATTGCCGGGACATCATCCTAAAGGCCAGGCAGTTGGGCTTCACCACGTTCGAGATGATCGACTCGCTGGACAGCTGCCTGTTCACCGTCGACTACAGCGCTGGCTGCATCGCCGACACGCTGCCGAACGCGAAGGACATCTACCGCAACAAGATCCGGTATGCCTACGAGAAGCTGGCCCAGGACACAGCCTGGCAGGCCATCTTCAAGCTGCTCGGGCTGCGCCTGCCGAAGCCGAAGAGCGACAAGGACCAGGGCTACATTTTTGACAATGGGTCGAGCATCCAGGTGTCGACCAGCTACCGCGGCGGCACGCTGCAGCGCCTGCACGTGTCCGAGTTCGGCAAGATTTGCCGCAAGTACCCGGACAAGGCCAAGGAGATCGTCACCGGCGCCTTCGAGGCTGTCGGCATCGGTAACCAGCTGACCCTGGAAAGCACGGCAGAGGGCCGGGAAGGATATTTTTACGACTACTGCCAGGTAGCCCAGCGCCTGCTGGCCAGCGGCAAGTTCCCGACGCTGATGGACTGGCAGTTCCACTTTTTCCCGTGGTGGCAGGCTCCAGAGTACGAGCTGGACCCGACCGACATAGCGGTCCCGCAATGGCTGCGCGTGTACTTCACCGAGCTGGAAACCAAGCACGGCATCCGCACATCGCCCGCCCAGCAGGCCTGGTACGCGAAGAAGGCCGAGACGCTGCACGACGACATGAAGCGGGAGTACCCGTCGACGCCGGCCGAGGCCTTCGCGCAGAGCGTCGAGGGCGCCTACTACATGCAGCAGATGATCTGGCTGCGGAAGAACGGCCGGATCACCACGAAGTGCAAGCACACCCCGGCGCTGCCAGTGCACACCGCCTGGGACCTGGGCATGAACGACGCGATGTCGATCGTCTTCTTCCAGGTCATCGGCCGCGAGGTCCACGTCATCGACTACCTGGAGGACAGCGGCGAGGGTATCGAGTACTACGCCGGCGAGCTCAAGAAGAAGGGCTACAGCTACGGCAAGCACTTCGGCCCGCATGACCTGGCTGTTCGCGAGATCGGTACCGGCAAGTCGCGCTACGAGGTCGCCGCACAGCACGGCATCCGTTTCGAGGACCCGATACCGCGCATCAGCAGCCACGCCGAAGGCATCCAGGCCGTCCGCTCGTTCCTGCCGTTCTGCTGGTTCGCCGAGACCACGCTGAACGACGGCGCGCCGGACGATGCTGCGAGCACCGGTGTGGACCGGCTTATCGACTGCCTCGACAACTACCGCAAGGAGTGGGACGCCAAGCTCGGCTGCCACAAGGACTACCCCCGACACGACTGGGCCAGCCACGGCGCCAAGGCCTTCGAGACGATGGCGCGCTGCGGCGCGTTCGAGCTGGTCGGCATCGCCGGCACACCGCTGCCGAGCAGCAGCATCCCAACCACACACCAGGGCCAGGGCAACTGGAGCGCATACACATGAGCCAGATATACGTCGACGCCAACCAGGTCGCCGCCTTCATCGCCACCAAGGTCTCCGGCTTCGCCGTGCCCTCGGCACGCCTGCGCGCTGACGTCGGCGCGGTGCAGATCGACAAGGTGCTGGTACGCGAGGTCACCGGCCAGGAGCCGGCCGTGCGTCTGTCCTTCGACATGCCGGAGGCCTTCGGCGTGGAGCTGCTGGTGAAGCTGCGCGAGTTCGCTGCTAGCCCGGCAGGCTACATGGCCGACCTGTTCGACAACCTGCAGGGCATCTGTCACGCGGCATGGATGCGCCGCCAGGGCCGCCAGGCCGAAGTCGCCGCCGTCTACGAGGCCATGCAGCATGCGTGATATGGGACTGCTGGGCTTCACACCGGCCAGCACGCTGATTGCCCAGGAGCAGGCGCGCCAGGATGCACAGCGTCAGCGCGCGGCCCTCGAAAGCTCGCTGGCCAGCCACATTCGCCGCTGCTTTGAGGCGGCCAAGACCGCGAAGCAGGAGATCGAGCGCCGCCTGATCGACTGCGCGCAGCGGCAGAAGGGCATCTACCCGGCCGACAAGCTGGCGGCGATTCGCGCCCAGGGCGGCAGCGAGCTGTATCCGAAGCTGACCACCACCAAATGCCGAGCTGCAGCCGCGTGGATTCGCGACATCCTGATGCCAACCACTGGCCGGCCCTGGGGGCTGGACCCGACGCCGGTGTCCGACATCCCACCGGAGGTGCTGCAGGCGTTCAAGCAAACGCTGATGGGACGCCTACAGCAGGACCCGCAGGCAGCCCAGTCGCTGACCCGCGAAACCCTGGAGCAGATGCTGCTGGAGGAGATCGACAAGCGCGCTCGCGCCGCTGCCGACGCCCATGAGGACCTGATCGCCGACCAGCTCGCCGAAGGTGGATGGGACGAAGCGCTCGAGATGTTCATCGACGATTTCGCGACCTACCCGACGGCCATTCTCAAGGGGCCATTTCTGCAGAACACGCCGGACCTGGCGTGGGGGCAGGGCTGGCAGCTGATCGAAACCGAGACCATCAAGTCTCACTTCAAGCGAGTCAGCCCCTACGACATCTACCCGTCGGCTGACTCCGCCGACGTCGACGATGGCGCTTACCTGATCGAGCGCGAACGCTTCACCCGGCGCGGTCTGAACAAGCTCCGCGGCGTGCCGGGTTACTCCGACGAGGCAATCCGGCAGGTGCTGCTGGAGCACGGGCGCGGCGGTCTGCGGAACTGGCTGGCCGTGGATGGTCAGCGCGCGGCAATCGAGGACCGCAGCGGCGACTGGCTCAACAACCACGGCGAGACCATTGAGGGCTTGATCTACTGGGGCAGTGCCCAGGGGCTGATGCTGCTGCAGTGGGGTATGCCTGCCGAGCAGATCCCGGACCCGCTGGCCGAGTACGAGATCGACGCCATCCTGATTGGCCAGCACGTCATCCGCTGCGTGATCAACCGCAACCCACTGGGCGCCAGGCCATACAACATCGCCAGCTTCCAGGCGGTGCCAGGGTCGTTCTGGGGCATGGGCATCCCCGAGCTGATGAACGACGTGCAGGACATGTGCTGCGCGGTCGCCCGGGCCCAAGCCAACAACATGGCGTTCTCGTCGGGGCCGCAGGTCGAGATTGACGAGACGCGCCTGATGCCCGGCGAGAACCCGAACGTCATGTTCCCGCTCAAGCGCTGGCGTACCAAGTCCACCGTTGGCCAGACCACGCCGTCGCCGGCTATCCGTTTCTTCCAGCCGGCGAGCATGGCCGGCGAGCTGATGGGCGTTTACAGCGAGTGGGAGCGCCGTGCGGACGACGCCACCAACATCCCGCGCTACATCTACGGCAGCGAGAAGGTCGGCGGCGCTGGCAACACCGCCAGCGGCCTGTCGATGCTGATGGAGTCGGCCAACAAGGGCATTAAGGACGCGATCCGCCACATCGACCGCGGCCTGGTACGCCGGGTCATCCACGCGCTCTGGCTGTTCAACATGCGCTACTCGAACAACCAGGCCATCAAGGGCGATTGCCGGGTGGTGGCGCGCGGCTCCAGCGCCATGCTGCAGCGCGAGCAGACGCAAATGCTGCGGCAGCAGTTCCTGCAGGGAACAGCCAACCCCACGGACATGCAGATCCTCGGCGTGGAGGGCAGGGCGAAGCTGCTGCGCGCCGTGGCCGAGATTCTCGACATGCCAGGGCTCGTGCCGAGCGACGAGGAGATCAGCGCCCGCATCGCCCAGGAGAACGCCCAACAGGGCCAGCAGATGGAGCAGGCGGCCAAGTTGGAGCAGCAGCGTGTCGCCGCAGACGTCGACAACACCCAGGCCGAAGCCGAGAAGACCCGCGCGGAGACCAAGGAAATTCTGTTCGAGCTGGGCGCGCAGGCCTCGCTCCTGAGAGGACCAACCAATGCAGTTGACCGAGCAACAGACCAAGGCGCTGGCGCGCCTGCAGTCGGATTCCACTCCGGATTGGCAGACGTTCCTCCAGCTGATGCGAGATCGCAGGGAGTCGGCACGTTCGGACCTTGAGGTCGCTGCCGGCGTTGAAGGCATCGCTCGGCTCCAGGGCCGGGCGCAGGCCTACGCCGAGCTGCTGCAGGACATCGAGCAAGCCCGCGAGAACGCCCTGCGCTTCGCCTGATCTATCAGCCCTCACAACAAAGCCCCTTGGATTCGTCCCGGGGGCTTTTTTGTGGGCGCGCTCCCGGCCTTGGCCATGGCTGGAGAACCCGCAACACCCCACGACCTGTGAACCCCGGCAAGTGCCGGCTCACCACCACGGAGAAACGCATGAACAGCAACACGCTACCCCGCAGCATCCAGGCCCAAGCCGAGGCCGCCGACGCCGCCATCGCCGCACTCACTCAGCCCGAGCAGCAAGGGAACCCCGCAGACGCGGCTCCCGTTGAGCCTGCCGCTGCTGATCCGGCGCAGCCCACCGCAGCCCCGGCACCGCAAGACCCTGCCCAGCAGCCGACTGAAACCCGGGATGCCACCTACTGGCAGCACCGCTTCAGCGTGTTGAAGGGCAAGTACGACGCGGAAGTGCCAACGCTCCAGCGCCAGGTCAATGAGCTGACGCGCCAACTGCAGGAGGCCAAGCAGGCAGCGCCTGCTGCAAGCGCTCCACAGCGTGCGCAAGACGCCATCGCCGACCTGACCAAGGAAGAACTGGAGCAGTTCGGCCCCGACCTGATCGCCGTCATCCAGCGCATCGCCAGCAAGGCAGTAGCCCCGGCCGTCACGGCCGACGCCGCCGAGCTGGAGACCCTGCGCCAGGAAGTCGGCCAGTTCCGAGACGAGCGGCAGCAAGACGCCACCGCGCGCTTCTGGACCGACCTGGAGAAAGCAGTCCCGAACTACCGGCAGATCAACAGCGACGAGCAGTTCCACGCCTGGCTCGGCGAGATCGACCAGTTCAGTGGAGTGCCGCGGCAGCAGTTGCTGATCAGCGCCCAGAAGGAACTGAGTGCACACCGCGTGGCAGCGCTCTTCAGGGCCTACACGCAAACCAATCCAGCCGCCGCCAAGCCGGCCGGTACCCAACCGCCCCAAATTCCCCCGGAACAGGTTCAGCCGGCAGCCAGCCGCGTTGGCTCCGAGGCCTTACCCGCCTCGCAGCAGCGCATCTGGAATTCGTCCGACATCAGCCAGTTCTACAAGGACAAGGCCGCGGGCAAGTACTCGGAGGCGGACGCGGCGGCTCTCGAAGCCGACATCTTCGCCGCCCAAGCCCAGGGTCGCATCACTCAGTAACCGCGACCCAGTAACGCCGGGAGGCGTAACACAGGAGAAACACCATGGCCGGTCCTACCCGTGCTGCAGGTCACCCCAACGTAAGTTCCACCAGCTCCGCTGGCTTCATCCCGGCCATCTGGTCCGGCAAGCTGGTCGAGAAGCTGTATGCCGCCACCGTGTTCGGCGAGATCGCCAACACCGACTACGAGGGCGAGATCAAACAAAAGGGCGATACCGTCGAGATCCGCACGGTGCCCAACATCGTCATCAAGGACTACCAGATCGGTGGCGGCCTCACCTATGAGAAGCCGACCTCCGACAAGGTGTCGCTGCAGATCGACCAGGCGAAGTACTTCGCCTTCGAGGTCAACGACGTCGACGCCTACCAGGCCGACATCAAGCTGATGGACGAGTTCTCCAACGACGGCGGCGAGCAGATGAAGATCGCCATCGACACCAGCTTGCTGGCCAAGCACTACGCCGATGCGCATGCCGAGAACTCCGGCGACAACGCTGGCGCGAAGTCCGGCGGCATCAACCTCGGCAAGGCTGGTGTGCCGGTGGTCGTGACCAAGGCCAACGTGCTGGACCTGATCGTCGACTGCGCCACCGTGCTGGACGAGCAGAACGTGCCGGAGACCGGCCGCTGGATCATCCTGCCGGCCTGGATGTCCGGCATGCTGAAGAAGTCCGACCTGCGCGATGCGGGCATTATGGGCGACGCTCAGTCGGTCATCCGCAACGGCAAGCTGGGCCAGCTGGACCGCTTCACGGTCTACAACAGCAACAACCTGTCCGTGGTGAACGACGTTGCCGCCGGCAACAAGAAGTGCACCCACATCCAGTTCGGCCACAAGAAGGCGCTGACCTTCGCCAGCCAGATGACCCAGATGGAGACCCTGCCCAACCCGAACGACTTCGGAAAGCTGGTGCGCGGCCTGAACGTCTACGGCTCTAAGTGCATCGATCCGAAGGCACTGGGTCACCTCTACGCCACCAAGGGCTAAGCCCGCCTCGGGAGCCGCTCCCCGGGGCGGCTCTCGTTCACCTGGAGAGCATCCATGAACGAATTGATCGCTGCAGTGCTGGCCGCCAAGGACAAGGACGAGCTGGAGAAACTGGTGCGCGACGAGCTGGGTATCGAGCTGGACAAGCGCCGCGGCCTCGAAACCCTGCGCAAGGACATCCTGGCCGGCCTGGGCGTTGGCCCGGATGGCCAGCCGCTGGAGGGTGGTGGCGCCAAGCAGGAGCAGGGCCAGGACGGCGAACAGGAAGAGCTCGAAGAGCAGGAGCAGCAGGAGCAGCAGGAGCAGGGTGGCAACACCAGCGAGCCGCTGCAACAGCCCACCGACCTGGATGGCCAGGGCGAAATCGCGCCCAAGGAGCCCGTCGCACAGCAGGCGATCGACGAGCTCACTCCGCCGGTCGAGCCTGCCCTGGGTGGTGAGCTGCCGCCCGCCGATCCTCTGGCACTGGCCGGCCTGGAGCTGCCCGAGCTGGAGAACGAGGAGCGCGAGCTGGAGGAGCCGGCGCCGGCCAACCGACTGCTGCGCAACCGCGAGAACGGCCGGGAGTTTGTCTGGACACCGGAGCTGGCCCAGCTCGCCCACATGGAAGAGGTCTAAGGGATGGCTGTCACCGTGGGCGACGTGCTGCGGCGCGCACGAACCATACTGCAGGAGCGCACCAAGGACGGTACGCGCTGGACCAACAAGGAGTTGCTCGACTGGCTGAATGAGGCCTACGGCGTGGTGATCGGCATTCGCCCTGGTGCGAACACTGTGACCGCCGAGGTTGCTTGTGTCGCCGGGACGCGGCAGACCATCCCGGCCGAGTGCGAGCGCCTGCTGTCGGTACTGCACAACACTGCTCCGCAGGCAAAGGGTCTGATCGTCACGCCAATGCTGCGTGCCGAGTTGAACGCCATGCGCCCCCGCTGGCACGGCGAGCCTGCCAGCCAGGCCATCGAGCACTACGTGTTCGAGGAGGACGAGCCGCGGGTGTTCTACGTGTACCCGCCCGCAGCCGCTGGCGCAAAGGTGCTGGTCAGTTGCTCGGCTGTGCCGGCTCCGCATGCCCAATTGCAAGCCACTCCCGACTCGACCGAGGCAATCCGCCTGCCCGACACCTACGGACCGATCCTGCTGGACCTGGTGCTGGCGCGAGCCTTCACCAAGGACGCCGAGGGCGGCATCAACCAGGCGCGCGCCACCTCGCACCTGCAGGCTGCCCAGGGTGCGCTCGGGCTCAAGATCCAGGGCGAAGGCTCGGCCAGCCCCAACGCTGAGGCTACGCAATGACCATCAACGATCTTGTCGACCTGCTGCAGCCGGAGTTTCCCGGCTGTCCGCGCTCAACGCTCCGCGACTACCTGCGCGTGGCACAGCGAGAGTTCTGCGCCGAGGGCAATGCCTGGATCGTCGATGACGGCCCGGCCGTGGTCGGCGCTAACACCCGGTTCGCGGAGGTGAATGCGCCGGATGGCGCGGAAGTTGTCCGCATCTTCACCCTGCGCGACGCCGAAGGGCGCGACCTGGTGGAGGGCGTCGATTACACCCAGGACGCCGAGGGGCGCGTGGCATTTGCTCGCACGCCAGCCGGTAACACGGTGCCCGGGAAGGTCGTCTGCAAGCCGGCAGTTGGGCGCGATATGCCTGATGTGCTGCTCTCTCGTTGGGAGGAGGCACTGAAGGACGGTGCGCGCGGAAAGCTGCTCATGCTGCCGCAGCCCTGGCGTGACCCGAACTTGGCGGCGCACCACCTGGCGCTATTCGCCACCGCACAAGCCGACGCGCGCCAGCAGGCGCGGGTCGGTTTCCAGGCGGGCAGCGTGCGTATGCACGTCCCGCCGTTCATCTAATGGCCTGTCGAGGAGACACCCATGTCCGCATTCTCCGATTACCTTGAAAATGCCCTGTTCAGCGCGGTGCTGCGCGGCGGCACCTACACCGGCGGCGCCGTATACATCGCGCTGTTCACCTCCGACCCTACCGACGCCGCGGGCCCGGGCGAGGTCTCCGACTCCGGCTATTCGCGCCAGCGCGCCCACACGGCGACCCCGAGCGACGGCTTCACCGCTCCTGCCAACGGCGTCGGCACCAACGCCAAGAACATCGTGTTCCCGGCCATCATCGACTCCCAGGTGACCGTCACTCACTGGGCCATCTTCGACTCGTTGACCGCCGGCAACATGCTGTACCACGCCGCGCTGCTGAACCCGAAGACGCTGGACCCGACGGACGTGATCAGCTTCCCCATCGGCTCCCTGCAGATCCAGCACGCATAAGGGTTAGCCAATGCTGATGTTCGGGCGCGCGACGTTCGGAGCGGTCAAGAAGGGGATCGTCTCCGCTGCAGGCCTTGCGGTCTGCGCGGCGACGGCTCAGGCCGACGCCAAGGTCACCTATATGGCGAGCGCTACAGTGCTTGCCGGGGCTCAGGCTCAAGCTGAAGCGGTTCGTGTTGTGCTGCCCATTGGGCGCGCAGACGCGACTGCTGTTGCAGAAGCCAAGCCGAAGGCGTCCCACAAGGGCGCCGGCCAGGTTACTGCTCTGGCTGCCGCGACTGCGGCCGCCACCGCCTTCTACTGTGGTGCAGGCGATGCGGAGGGCCACGCTGATATCCGGGCCAAGGCATTCCGGCGTGTTCGGATGCGGATGCAGCCGCCGGCGAAGGCTCAGGCCTTCGGCGAGGCCGAATCGGTCATGTACACCTACGCCTATGGCAAGCCGGCGCTCGCTCGGGCATACGCACTGGGCACGACCTACTACGTCGGGAGAGGCCCGGCGGTATGCACTGCTTCAGCAGTGGCTACTCCGCAGATGTTCCGGGGTGGTGCTGGTACCGCAGTCGCTGCAGCAGCTGCAGAGGCTGGCGCTATGGTGCTTGCGGCGGCCTACGGAGAGGCCACGGCAACGGGCGCGCTCGCTGGTGACGCAGCGGTTCGCAAGGATGGCGTGCTGCTGTTCGAGTGCTTCGGCCAGGTTCTGGCAGAGGCACGCGCTGAGCTGCTGACGTTCCGTATCAGCCAGGCCCAGGTGCTGCGCGGGACAGCGAAGCTCACCGCCTCTGCAGCGTACAACCGAGCAGGGCGAGGTATTGCCAAGGCTTCAGCCACTGCCAGCGGCGAAGCGCTGCAGACCAAGACCGCCGCTGCGGCCGAGCCTGCCACCGTCACGGCGGCAGCGTCTGGTGCTGCTCGACGGGATGTCTACGCGGGAGGCGCAGCGCTGGTGGCGCGTGGCGCAGTTGTCGCGCGGGCGAAGCTTGTGGCGAAGGGCGAAGGTACGGCCAGGGCTAGCGGACTGGCCGCGCACCTGCATGGTGTGCGCTTCCTGTTCTACGGCTCGGCTCTTGCCACTGCCAAGGCGACCAGCTGGGCCAGTCGACGCTGCGTCGGGCAAGGCTTCCCGGCATTGGTCACCGCTACCGCCACCGGCTTCAACCAGATCAACGACCTGACCAGGGCTCCCGAGTCCCGGACGGTGGTTGTGCTTTCACATGATCGCACCCTGCTGGTCGAGGCCTCGGCCCGGCTGGTGCAGGTCGCGTAAGGAGCCTGCATGGCGCAGACATTCACCAAGCAACCTGCAGATGTCCTCGACTACGACGTGGACATGTCCGACTGGTTCGCCCAGGTGCCCGGCGACGATATCGAGCGCGTTGAGGTTGCCATCAACTCTGACGCGGAGCAGGTGCCTGCCCTGGTGGCTGGCCCTGTTCCGCACCCCCCATACGTGCTGCTCGGCGAGAACCCGAAGAGCTTCAAGCTCTGGCTCGGCGGCGGCACCGTCTACGTGGACTACGTGGTGACCTGCAAAGTGTTCACCGAACAGGACCGCGTGAAAGAAGTGGAGTTTCGCATGAAGGTCCGTGATCTATGAGCCGCGCCAACTTCGTTCAGGTCAAGCTCGCTGCTGGAGTCGCTGCTGCGGCCAACACACTGTCCGTCCAGGCGATGGGCGCTGCATTCAACCTGCCGCCGGCTGATGGCGGCCTGCTCACCATTACAGACTCGCTTGGTGGTCCCGAGGCCCACGAGATCATCCGCTACACCGCGCGCAGTGGAAGCGGTCCATACACCCTAAGCGGAGTAACGCGCGGCTTGGAGGGCACCACGGCGCGTGCCTGGTCCGCCGGCGCCTACGTGGTGCAGTGCTTGACGGCTGGCGAGTTCGATGCGAAGCAGGATTTGATCGAGCCCGGCCAGTCCTCGCAGTTCTACGCAGGGGACAAGACGTGGCGGGACCTTGGCAACACGGTTCGAGCTTTGGCGCTGACCGGGATCGTTTTCGCGACCAGCACCGCGATTACTGCCGCTGACACGCTTCTGGGTGCGTTGGGCAAGCTGCAACGGCAGATTAGCGACCTGGGTACGGGCAAGCTCGACACAAGCGCGTTTGTCTTCGCGAATCTGGGAGGCAAGCCGACGACATTGGCGGGCTATGGAATCACCGATGCAGCAGCTGCGGTCCACACCCATGATTACTGGCCGCCCGACACCGCTATCAACGGCTGGTACCGCAGCAATGGCGCCGTAGGCTGGTATAGCCAGACCTATGGTGGCGGCATCCACATGACCGATGCCACCTATGTGCGTACATACGGCGGTAAGGGTTTCTACTGCGACGGCAACGAAATAGTGGTGGCCGGGGCGTCCCCAACGCTGCGGCTCTCCGACACCAACTGGGGGAATCGCTCACTCCACTGCAACGACGGATACATTGGCTTCCTCACGACTGGCAATGCCTGGGCAGTACGGGCCGGGAACGACAGGTCGATCGAGGCGGGCGGTGCTATCCGATTCGGGGAGTTTGCACGAGGGGTGCTCTACCACGAGATTGACGGCAGCGGTAACCGCTTTGTCCGAATCAACAACTGGGATGGGGGCGGGGTCCATGTGATCCACGCCCCGGGCACCTTTGTCGGCTTTGGCCCTAACGGAGATAACAACCACATGTGTGGCTGGGGGTACGCCCGATGGTCATCCGTATGGGCGGTAACTGGAGCCATCCAGACCTCCGATGCCCGTGAAAAGACCCCGGTTCGCCCCCTCTCCGGCAGTGAGTTGGCCGCCGCGAAGCAGATCGCCTCCGAGATCGGGGTGTACCAGTGGCTCGAGGCGGTCGAGAAGAAGGGCGCGGGTGCGGCCCGATTGCATCCTGGCCAGACCGTGCAGCGCATCATGGCCATCATGGAGCTGCATGGCCTCGATCCATTCGCCTACGGCTTTGTCTGCTTCGACGAGTGGGCGGCCGTGCCTCCTGTGTTCGAAGACGATGGCGTGACGATCAAGGTTGCGGGGCGAGAGGCCGGAAATCGCTACTCGATGCGCTACGACGAACTCAACGTGTTCATGGCTCGCGGCCTGGCGCAGCGCCAAGATGAACTCGATTCGCGTATTGCCGTGCTGGAGGCTCGCACATGATTCCGATCCGCCTGCTGATCACCGCCGCCTGCCGGTGGCTGCTGCTCTCTGCACTGCTTGCCGCCGGCCACCTGCAGGACCCGGACGACGCTGACAAGGCGTTCACCTTGCGCTACCAGCACGCCAGCATCGCGGACCGAGGAGACCCTGTATGAAGTTGGCCTTGGCCGCATTTCGCGGCGAGCTACCCATCGTCGACGAGCGCCTGCTGCCCGAGCAAAACGCCCAGGTCGCGCGAAACGTCTACCTGCGCCGCGGCACCCTGAAGCCGGAGCGCGCGCCTGCGCAGCTGACCGGCCTGCCCAGCGTGCTCTCTCCGTCGAGCCTCTATCGCTACCCGCACGGCAACAACGGCGCAGGCTTCTGGATGGTTTGGGGCGGCGGCAAGCTGGTCGACGTCGTTAAGTCGCTCTTGGCGGACGACGCCTGGAGCCGCGTCTACTGGACCGGCGATGGCTATCCCAAGATGGGCGGCATCGCCCAGATCACCGCTGGTTCGCCGCCGTATCCGAGCAGTAGCTTCCGCTTGGGTGTGCCGGCGCCTGCCAGCTCGCCAGTCGTATCCGCGCCGGACAACCGGGTGCCTGTGAAGGACCAGCCGATTACTGCGGTGCAGACAGTCTATGTGGTGACCCTGATCACTCGCTTCGGCGAGGAGGGGCCGCCCAGCCCGCCGAGCACGGCGATGCTGCGCTGGGACATGGTGTCCGGCGCGCCGGCCGGTGGAAACCTGGTGGTGGCCCTGCCGCCGGTGCCGAGCGGGCCGCACGACATCATCAGCAAACGCATCTATCGCGCAGAGTCCGCCGGCGTGTTCCAGGAAGTCGCCACTGTGCCGGCGGCGACCGGCAGCTACACCGACGCCGTGCTCAGCGAGCAGATGGGCGTCTCGCTGCCGTCTCTGGAGTGGGACATGCCGGACGAGCGTATGGTCGGTCTGACCGCGCTGCCGGGCGGCTATATGGCTGGTTTCTTCGACAACACTGTGTGCTTCAGCGAGGCTTTCCGCCCACACGCCTGGCCGGTGTCCTACCAGGTCGCCATGCCCGAGAAGGTAGTCGGCATCGCCGCGGTTGCCGGCGGGCTGGTGGTGGCCACCAACGGCAGGCCGCACCTGATCACCGGCTCTTCGCCGGCCGGCATGGCCGACTCGCTGCTGGACGAGCTGCTGCCGTGCGTTGCCAGGCGCTCCCTGGTCGACATGGGCGACTACGCACTGTATGCGTCGCCCAACGGGCTGGTCGCTGTCGGTGGCGGTGAGGCTAAGCTGCTGACCGAGCAGGCCATCTCCAAGGAGCAATGGCAGGCTCTGCAGCCGGCAACCATCCACGCATACCGCTACGACGGCCGCTACCTGGCGTTCTACCAGGGCGGGTGCTTCTCCTTTTCGCCGAGCGATGGCTTCGAGTTCTTCGACGTCAGTGCCAGCGGTGGCTACTTCGACTTGGAAAAGGACACGCTGTGCCTGATCCAAGGGAACAGCATCGTCGGCTGGGGGAAGGGCGCGGCGATGCCAATGCGCTGGCGCTCCAAGGTGTATGAGTTGCCACCGGGCGCGGGGGCATTCTCGTGTGCCAAGGTGATCGCCCGCGACTATCCGGTGACCCTGCGGCTGCTGGCCGACGGCGAGATCGCCGCTGAACTGGAGGTCGAGGACAAGCACCTGGTGCGTCTCCCGTCCGGGTATGCTGATGCCCGCGACTGGGAGATCGAGATCGAGGGCACGCGCGAGGTGCAGTCGATCCAGGTAGCAACCTCGGCCGCCGAGATCGTGTAACCGCTTGCCGTGAGGCACCGATGACGACAAAGAGAACGACCCTGCCGGCGCTGCCGGCAAACGTGCCGGCTGAGCTGCGCCCGCTGTTCCAGGCGATGAAGGAGATCATCGAGACCGGCGAAGGCGTGCGGGGCAACAAGCTGGACCGCAAGCTGACCTTGAGCGACCTGCTGGATGGCGGCGTGGCCAAGCTGCGTGTACCTGGCAACCCCGATGGCGGGCTGCTGCCGAGCTATCCGACGCCTGACATGACGGTGCCGCCCGCGCCGTCCGGGTTCCTTGCCGAGGGCAGTTTCTTCGGCATGGTGAACCTGAGCTGGGATCCGGCCCACGAGGTCTACGGCAACCACGCCTTCACGAACATTTACCGCGCCGAGGTCGACGACTTCGGCAAGGCCGAGCTGATCGGCCGCGAGGCGGGGATGTTCTACAGCGACAAGGTGCGCGACGACGCGGCCAGCGTCGAGAATCCGCTGGAGATGCCCGGGTTCTACTACTGGGCCACCTTCACCACGACGTCCAATATCGAAGGCCCGCCGAACTCGCCGAACGGCACTTTCGCCAGGCCGCTGCCCGACGCGGAGTACCTGCTGGGGCAGTTGTCCGGCCAGCTCGGCGAGTCGCAACTGGAAGATGCCCTGCGCTCGCGCCTCGACGGCTTCGGCACGAGTATCCAGCAGCAGGCCGAGGTGGTGCAGGGGCTGTCTGCCCAGTTCACCCTCAAGCTGGACGTGAACGGCTATGTCTCCGGCTTCGGCGCATACAACGACGGGAAGACCGCCGACTTCGCCGTGCTCGCCGACCGCTTCTGGATTGCCCGGCCTGGTGCCGAAAAGTCCGCGGTGAAGCCGTTCATGGTGGTGGACGGGAAGGTCTACATCGATGCGGCGTTTATTCGCGACGCCTCGATCCAAGAGGGCCAGTTGGGCCCCATCACCTTCGGCAAGCTGATAGATGCCGCCGGCAAACCAATCACCACCGTGGCCGGCCTGCTGCGCGCCGACATGCTCGACGTCGACCAGCTGCGGGTCACCGATGCCAACATCGCTGGCGTGCTGAAGTCCTCGCAGAAGGGGGCCAACGGGCGGCCGCGTTGGCAGTTGGACAAGAACGGCGGACTGGAGCTGAACAGCGCCGGCACCTCTGGCCGCCAAGAGATCCGCGACACCCATATCAAGATATTCGACCAGAACGGCATTAAGCGGGTGCAGCTCGGGAACCTGAACGCATGAGTGAGCAGTACGGACTGCTGGTGCTGGACGCCTACGGGCGCACCATCCTCGATCCCGACACCTTCACGGTGCGACTGATCGATACCCTCTATCTGCCAGCGATGGACTCAGCCAGCACTTACGCGCTGCCTGCGCCAAAGGCGAGGGCGGGTATGTTCGCGTGCGCCACCCCGCACGCTGTCTGGAACCTGCCCAACTCCTGGAAGTACTGGCACGGGGACTATCCGAGTGAGGTGTTTGCCACAGGGCTCTGTGAGGCGCGGCGGGTGAGCAACTCGGAGATGCAGTACAACTCCGGCCGCATCGCGCGAATGCCGGAGTTCCAGGTTGTGGACGGCGCGATCCTGGTCTCGCCACCGATGCCACATACCCGCTTCAGCGGCAACATGACCGTCTACCTGTTCGCGACCATATGAGCTACGGATTCTTCGCCCGCGGAAAGCAGGGCAACCTGGTCATCGATGACACCAACCCGGTGCTGTCGCAGTTGCAGGGAGGCGATATCCGGGTAACCCACCATGTGCCTGAAACCTACGGCGGCTACTACAGCCGACCGCACTGGGCAGTATGCAACGTGGTGTACTCCCAACCGATCCGCACCCAGGCGCCACCGTTCGTGTTCGCTGTGCCGTCGGCTGCGGGTAATCCAGGCGGCGGCATCGGCATGTTCTGCCATGTGGGTGGCCCTGGGCTATGGACTGGATTTCGGGTGGTGTTCATTGCGTCGCTGCGTTTCAACTACCTCGGCGATGGCGGCGCCATCGATAACTACCTCTATGCCGGCGTGCACACCGGGTGGGAGTACCGCGTATGTGGCTTCGATGCCCCACGCTCGAATGACGAGTGGGGGATGCGTATCTGGGCGGCCGATGGCCGGCTGGTGTTCGACTCCGGCTGGAAGCTGACACCATTCCGGAAGCTGCTCACCGGCTGGACTCTGGAAAGCGTGCTGAAGAACCCGGCCATGGCCTGTTACATGGGCGACTCGATAGCCAACCCCCAGAAGGATCTGGACGCAATCGCACACATCTATCGGCACCCCTGGGGCGCGCGTGACGGCGAGCTGGGCATTCTGCTGTCGGCGCTCAACATGATGCAGGTAGATGCGGACCTGGGCTGGTCTGGCAACCGGGGCAAGCTGACTGTTGCGCCTTTCGTGGGATTCCATACCAGCGACCGGGCATACCTGCGACTCGGTATCAGCCTCGGCGTTCTCCAGCACTCAGGAACCAACGCGCCGGCCCTCAACGGCTGGGGGCTGATGACGGCTGATTTCAGCCGGACCTGACCCTTGCTATCCTTGGCTCATTCATTGTCGGGAGACAACGATGCCACGCTCGAACGAGCGCGAGTTTCTGCAGCAGGTGCTGCAGGGACAGTCCGCGCCAATCCTCTTTTGCGAGACCCTGTTTCGCATCTCTCAGACCCTTGACGATCTGATCGACAAGGACCGTCTCGTATCCGACGAGAAGGTCTACGACGCCTTCTGGCAGGCGCTGATCGAACTGCCGGCGAATCCTTTCTACCGAACCCACGAGCCCTATCTGCGCCCGCTGATGGCAGCCGCGCTGCAGGACTGGCGCGACAGCGTGAAGCTGGAACGGCGCGGCGACTACCACGGCCGGACCCTTGCGTTCGTGCTGCGTGACCAGCTGACCAGTCTGGTGGTGCAGTGCGCTTACCTGGTGGGCGGCATGGCCTGGATGCAGCAGGTTTCCGAGGCGGTGCGCATGCACTTCCACGAGGACAGCTTGCAGGGCTACATCGATGATCTCGACCAAGGGAGGGCCACTGCATGAGCGGAGGCGGCGGCGACGAGGCCGACAACACGATCAAGGACACCCCGGAGCAGCGCTACGCGGCGAAGGTGGCGGCCGAGAAGTGGAACTATGCCCAGCAGGTGCTGGCGCCGCTTGAGGACGAGTACATGTCCCGAGTCGACGACCTCGACTCGAAGGGGCGCATGAGCTACCTGCGCGGGGTGACCACCCAGGCGTCGCAGGCTCAGCTCAGCAAGGGACTGGCCGATGTCGGTGACCAGCTGGGGCAGGGTGGGATCAACCCGAACAGCGGCCGCTGGAACGGCACCATGGCCGACTATGCCGGGGAAAGCGCCCAGCAGGGTGGTGAGACCATGGGGCGCGCCCAGTTCCAGCAGACCACCGAGAAGATCCGCGGTCTGCAGAACGTCGTGGCCATCGGCTCCGGCCAGTCCGGCCAGGCGCAGAACGGGCTCAGCGACATCGCCTCGCAGTCCGCAGCCGATGCGCGCCAGGAGTCGGCGACCTCGTTTAACCGGCGCTCGGCCAACCTGCAGCTGCTCGGCGGCATCGCCGGCGCAGGCGCCAACTTCGCCATGGGCAAGCTGACCGCGCCGAGCAGCAGCGGGGCCGGACTCAACCTGCAGGGGCAGACCCAGCCACTGACCAATAACCCGGCCTACGTGAGGAACATGTGATGGCAGGCATCTACATCGACCCGCAGGCGGCATTCAAGGGGGATCAGGGCGCCTCCGACGTGCTCGGCCAGCTATACCGCGCCCAGTGGGACGACTGGAAAGTGCGGTTCCGCCCGTACATCGACCGGCTCGCCAAGCTCTCCCAGTCGCCAGAGTTCGCTCAGCAGCAGGGCAATGTCGCTGCTGCAGCGGTGAACACCAGCTACGCCAACACCGGCGAAGCACTGAAGCTGCAGCGGCAGGGCCTGGGCTTGAACCTGACGCCCGCGCAGCAGCAGGCCGAGCAGCGCAAGCTCTCGCTCGGCCGCGCGGCAGACTCAGCCGCCGCCTACAACCAGGCATCCATCGCCGGTCGTGACCTGCAGGACAAGATCCTCGCCGGCGGCATGGGGCTCTCCAACATCCCGAACACCGGGCAAGTACAGCAGGGGTAACGCATGTCCTACGGACTACTTGGCTTGAAGCAGCAGATGGAAGGCGAGGCGCTGCAAGGCCTGAAGGAGCTGAATCAGCAGCAGCAACAAAATAAGGCTTTCGAGGATCAGCAACAGCAGGCGCAGAAGACCCAGCGCCGGCAGTCGCAGGTCGGCATGGCCACCACCGGCGCGATGATGGGCGCCCAGGTCGGCGGCCCGTGGGGCGCTGCCATCGGCGGCGCTGTCGGCCTGCTGGCCGGCTCGTTCATGTAAGGGGGGATGATGAGCGGACTTGATACGCGCGGCGCCTGGGACGGCTTCCGCGAAGGCTTCCAGCTGATGGACAACTACCAGGCGCGACAGGCTGCCCAGCAGAATGCCGACGAGCAGATCGCCATGCAGCAGCGCGGCCTGGACATGCGCGAGCGCGAGATGGTGCAGCAGCGGGACCTGGCCGAGCGCCGTTTCGGCCTGGACGAGAAACAGTTTGGCCAGCAGCAGCACCAGTTCGAGCAGCGCCATGCGCTGGACGAGCGGCAGCTGGATATTTCCAGCAAGCAGTTCGAGCGGCAGATGCGCGCCGATGATCGCCGGTTCAGTCTGCAGCAGCAGGAGCTGGGCATGCGCCGGCAGGAGCGCGACGAGGAGCGCGACATGCAGATCCTGCGCGCCGGCTACGGCAAGATCGCCGAAGGCCAGGAGCTGGGCGACGACGAGATCGAGACCTTCAAGCGCTACCCGTGGCTGGCGCCCAACCATGTGGCCGATCCGCGCATGGATGCGGCGGTGAAGCGCGCCGCCGAGGTGCTGGACCCGAAGAATCCGGCCGATGCCAACGACCCCCAGTCGCTGGAGGCCATCAACTACATGTTCGGCCCGAACATCCAGCGCGGCGACGGCGGTAAGAAGCGCATCGTTGGCGTCTACCCGGGCCAGAAGCCGGGCACCCTGGCCTTCGAGCTGGAGGTCGTCGGCGAGGACGGCAAGGCCTACAACGCACCGATGACCAAGAATCGCGGTACCGCCGAGGACGACGAGGTTATGCAGGTGCCGATCGAGGATCTGGTCAACCGCGTGGCTGGGTACAAGTCGCTGCAGGGTGTGCTGCAGTCGTCCGGCGGGCGCGAGCGCGCCGTGGCACTCGGCCAGCGCCTTGGCTTCGTCAATCAGTTCGACGACAAGGACGCGCCTGCTTCGGTCAGGACAGCCAAGTGGCTGCACGACTCGGGCATTGCGGATACCCCGGAACAGGCATGGACGATGGCGAACGGTGCGAGGAGTAAGAGTCGTCAGGACTTCGCTATGGATTACGCGAAGACCAAGGTAGCAAGCATGGGCGAGTCGGAGAAAATGACGAATCCCGTGAACATGGCCAGCCTGATGCAGGAGGGCATGCAGCTTTACGATAACCTGAACGGCGGCCAGCAGCAGGGGATGCCTGCAGCGCCCAGCCCGCAGAGCGATGATGCCTTGGGCGAGGAGCAGCAGAACGCTGACAGCGACCTGCAGGGCCTCTGGTAAGAGCTGAAACAATCCCATCACTGCCGGGAGGCATCGATGCAGAACAACGGCCAACCCCGCCCTTGGGCGGACGTGGCAGCCAGCGAGCAATTCCGCGCGCTGGCCCCAGAGCGCCAAGAGCGTGCCCGCCAACTCTACTTCGAGCAGGTAGTCCTGCCGCGCGTTCCTGCTGGCCGGGAGACTCGCGCCCGCGAGCTGTACGACCAGGACACGCTCGGAACTCTCTCGCAGCCGACAGCCGATCGGGGCGAGGTCGGGGCTATGGACTTCGTGAAGGAGGCCGGTGCCGGCCTGCTGAAGGGCACCGGGGCTATCGTCAGTGGCGTCGGCGATATGGTCCGACCGGAGGACCGGGGGCTGTCGAATACCCTGCCTGACGGCACCGAGCTGCCCAAGATCAAGTCTTTGCGTGAGCTGGCCGCCGACGCCATAGACCCGGCCGCGCGTGCTGCCGGCGGCTGGCTGGACGAGAAGGGCCAGGCTGTCGCAGACAGCAAGAGCCAGGCCGCCAAGGACGCGCTTGCCCAGAGCACGCCGACCGGCGACGTTCTGGCCCCTGAAACCTGGGATTTCGGCGAGGACCCGAGCGCAGCGGGCTACGGCCTGCAGATGGCCGGCCTGGTGGGCCAGTTTGCTCCACAAGCCGGCGTGCTGATCGCAACCCGCGGTAAGTCGGGCCAGGCGCAGTCCACCGCCATGATGGCAACCGGAGGCCTCCAGGCCGGCGGCGCTGCTGCCAATGAGGTTGAGCAGCGTATCGCCGAAACCTCTGACCTTGACCTGCTGGCAAACTCGTCGGTGTATCGGGAGATGCGTCGTCAAGGTGCCAGCGAGGAGGAGGCGCGGCAGAAGCTGGCCATCATCGCCCGCGACGGGGCCTTTGGCGGCGCTGCTCCGGTCGGCGCCGTCGGCGGCCTGGCCACCCAGTTCACGCTGGGCCCGCTGCAGAAGATGGTGGGTGGTGGTGTCGGCCAGCGCCTTGCTGCCGGCCTGGTGTTCGATGCTCCAGCTGAAGGCCTGCAGGAGGTTGCCGAGACGGTGGCTGCCAGGGCTTCGACCAACGAAGCGCTCGGCGAGCAGCGCAGCTTGACCGCAGACACCTTCGGCGACGCCGTACTGGGTGCCCTTGGCGGTGCCGGCCATGCCTCCCTCGGTGCAGCCATGGGCGAGGGCAAGGCGCCGACTCGCCAACAGGGCGAGGCAGATGCCGATTTCGAGAACACGCCCGAGCCGGCGGCGCTGCCAGCGCCAGGCCTGGCTGGCCTGCCGCCACCGGAGCAGGTGTTCTACGGCGACAGCCAGGGCAACGTGCAGGACACCGGCCCGGTGCGCAACGTGGACGGCGAGCAGCAGCCGGCCCAGCAGGCCCGCAACTGGGTCAACCCGCAGAACGACCCGGCCAACCTGGGCGGCGGCCCGGGCATGGATCAGCAGACCCCGCGCGGGGAACAGGCCCCGCTGGAGGGCCAGCTGCAGCTCGGTGCCCGCCAGCAGCAGGCAGAACAGCAGCGCGATCCGGTGACCATCGACGCCGAGCCGGAGCGCGCTGCGCTGCCGGCGCCTGAGACCATCGTTGTGGACGCCGAGGGCAACGCCAAGCGCGGCCCGGTAGCGCCGCAGGTCCCGACAGAGCAGGTGCAGGGTGGCCGCGGCATGGACCAGCAGGCCCCGACCGCCCAGCCGCGTGACCGCTCGCAGGGCGAGCTGCTGCGCAAGCCCAATGGCAAGCCGTTCGACGCGCCCAAGGGTGCCGAGGCGAGCAAGGCATTCCGTGAGGCCCGCGCTGCCGGCCGAGAGCCGCGCGTTATTCGCGTGCAGGGCGGCTATGCCATCCAGGTGCAGCCGGAGGCTGTGCGCCACGAGATGCGTCCTCTGGACATGAAGGCCAACGAGGCCGCCACGTCACCGACCAACGATCTGGCGGCGCCGACCGCGGCGCAGATCGAGGCCGGCAACTACAAGAAGGGGAAGGTCCGGGTGCACGGCCTGGAACTCTCCATTGAGAACCCGCGGGGCTCCGAGCGCAGTGGCCGGCGACAGGACGGTAGCGAGTGGCGCCACACAATGAGCGACCACTACGGCTACATCCGCCGCACCACTGGCGCCGACGGCGAGCAGGTGGATGTCTACCTGGGGCCGCAGGAGGAGAGCGGCCAGGTGTTCGTCGTCGACCAGCTCAACCAGCAGGACGGCAGTTTCGACGAGCACAAGGTAATGATCGGCTTCCCCGACGAGGAGTCGGCCGTGGCCGCGTACCGCAGCAACTTCGACGCCGACTGGCAGATGGGCAAGGTCTCGGCGATGCCGGTGGCGGAGTTCAAGCAGTGGCTGAAGGGCGGCGACCTGGCGAAGCCGGCCGCGCCTGCCCGGCAAGAGCCCGGCCGCGCCAAACCGGCTGCGAGCAAGGGGCCGCGCCGCAAGGTGGATCGGGACCGCGATTCGCTGCTGCAGGCAACCATCCGCCTGGGCGGCCTCAAGACCGAGTGGCGCGAGGACACTACGGGCGACAGCAAGGGCAACAAGCATGTGCCCGGGGTGGGGGCACTCTGGAGCGACAAGACCGGAACCAGTATCGACGACATGGCGTCACTGCTGGACCAGCACGGCTACATTCCCGCCGGCGAGATGGACAACCTGGGCGGCGTCCCGTGGTTGCAGCAGGCCCTGCGTGACGAGCTGAATGGCACCACGCATTTCGCTGCCGGCTCGAAGGCGCAGCAGGAGCAGATGGAGCGCGAACTGCAACAGCGTTATGCTGACGAGATTGAGCGTGAGCAGCAGCGGTTTGAAGCCTATATTGCTCAGGTCGAAGAAGAGCATGGTGTCGATGTAGCGAACAGGGTGCGCGAGCACCTGGAGGCCGCTAAGGCCCACGACGAGCAGCTGCTGGCAGAGGCCCAGCGCTACGAGGACGAGTATGACGAGCGAGAAGAAAGCCGAGCCGAAAGCCTTGAGTACGGAGCAGGAGCAGCTGGCCGAGAAGCTTTGGCAGGAGAGCCCCTACGGCAAGCTGATGGCGGACAAGATCGCCAGCAGCGAGCGTCTGCGCGACCTGGCCCGCGAGAAGCTGGCAAAGGCGAACCATTCGGACTCGAACAGCAGACCGAGCGAAGCCTGACGGAGCAGGCCGCCCAGCAGCGGGCGGCCGAGCAGGCAGAGGCCGAGGCACAACGCCAGGCCGAGCAAAAGGCGCAAGCAGACCGCGACCGCGCCGACTTCACCCTTACCGGATCTGATCGTCCAGCCGACGTGGCCGAGGCGCGTGGGCAGAACGATATGTTCGCGCCGCGCACCCGTGGCGAGGCGAAGGCCAAGATCGAGGACTTCGGCGAGAAGATCGGAGGTGCGCGCAAGGATCGTGCTGTATCCACCGGCCCCCGCACTGGTCGCACAGCTGAAAGCGACACGCGACCGGCGTGGGCGCGTCGGTTCGAGATTTCCGAGGTGATCAGTAGCACCAACCCTGCCGATGTCGGGCGCTGGGAAGTGCGCGATAGCCGGCTCAAGGACTGGAAGAAGCAGCCCAAGAAGGTCGGCAGCTACGCCACGCGCGAGGAGGCCGAGCAGGCCATCCCGCTGATCGCGGTTGCTCTGAAGCATCGCGTCGTGTCGCAGCGTCAGGGCGATGGTGATGGCTTCGAGATTTGGCGGACCATCAGCGATTACAAGCGCGTGAAGGTCGTTGACCAGGTATTCCCGAGCCGTGAGGCGGCTATGGAATACATGGCCCTCAACGCGCAGCAGATCATCGAGACCAACACCACCTTTGGCGAGGCGGACCTACCGCGGCCGGCGAATGCCCAGCGCATCGGCGCCGCGCGCCGTGATGGTCCGGTCAAGGACAGCGCCTTTATCGAGACCTTCGGCTTCCGAGGGGTCGAGTTCGGCAACTGGAACAACCAGGAAGAGCGGCAGCAACTGCTCGACGACGCCTACGACGGCCTGCTCGACCTGGCCGAGGTAATGGACATTCCGCCCAAGGCGATCAGCCTGAACGGCGAGCTGGCCCTGGCCTTCGGTGCTCGTGGCCACGGCCTGAGCGGCGCCCGCGCTCACTATGAGCCGGGGAAGGTGGCGATCAACCTGACCAAGATGAACGGCGCCGGCTCCCTGGCGCACGAGTGGTTCCACGCCCTTGACCACTATTTCGGTCGTCAGGATGGGAAGGCCTCGGCCGAGTGGGTGATCGACGAGGACGGTACCCGCTCGCTCAAGACCTCCGGAAACTTCGAGCGCGAGGCGGTCAGCTCGGGATTCAAGCGGACCGGCTCCGGTGTTCGGTCGGAGGTGCGCCTGGCCTACCAGGAGCTGATGGACACCATGCAGCACAAGGCCGAGCAGTACGTGGAGGACACCGCCCGTGCCGACAATTTCGTGGCCCGTTCCCGCAAGGAGGTAGCCGATCGTCTGGACCGCCTGCGCGCCGACCTGGCCGAGCAGAAAGATCCGAAGTACTGGAAGCGCCACAACAAGCCGGCGACTGCGGAACAGCTGGCCGCGTTCGATACCGTGGCCCAGCAGATCCTCGACGGCGTGCAGCTGGAGACAGAGCTTCGCTCTACGAAGCCGGACGCGAAGCTGTCGCGCCGTAATGCCTTCAGCGGTATGCGCTGGACCAACGACGCACTGGAGCAGATCAGTGCGATCTACAAGGCCGTGCGTGGCCGCAGTGGCTTCAGCGCCGACAGCAACGGCGAGCTGGACCGCCTGCGCGGCGTCATGGGTCACTACTCGTCTCGCCTGAAGATGCTGGCAGAGGCTCAGGAAGGCGAGCAGAAGACCCGGCGCGTGCCGACTCAATTTGCCATGGACGCCAAGGAGCTGGACCAGGGCCGCGGTACCGACTACTGGACCACGCCGCACGAGATGGCGGCGCGCGCCTTCCAGGGCTACGTCGAGGACAAGGTTGCGGAGCAGGGTGGCAGCAGCCCGTTCCTGAACTACGGCCCCGAGCAGGCTGCCATCCCTACACCCTGGGGCTGGAAACGCCCGTTCCCGACTGGTGCAGAGCGCAAGGCAATCAACCAGGCCTTCGACAAGCTCGTGGATGCCATCGAGACCCGCGAGACCGATGCCGGCGTCCAGCTGTATCGCCAGGGCGGCGAACAGCAGGAGGGCACCGAGCAAGGTGTGCAGGTGTCGGCCGATCAGCTGCGCGAGGCGCTGAAGGCTTCGCCGGAGCTGGCCGGCGTCGAGGTGGTGCAGGACTTCGAGGACCTGCCGCTATCGACCCGCACCCGCGCGAAGCGTGATGGCGTGGCCCCGCAGGACCTGCGCGGTGTGCGCAGCTCTGGGAAAACCTACATCGTCGCCGGCAACCACAGCAGCTTGGCCGATGCGATCTACACCGCGGTGCATGAAGAGGTGGGGCACCGCGGCATTCGCGGTTTGCTCGGCGAGGAGCTAGATACCGTCATGGAGCGGCTCTACTCCAGCCAGCAGGCCACGGCCAAGGGCCGGCAGCGCATCGGTCAGATTCGCGACGCCTATGCCTCTGTGCTGGAGCGCCTCGACGCCAAGCAGCAGCGCGTGCTCGTGGCGCAGGAGATGGTCGCGCATCTCCTCGAGGACGGCGACCGCCCGACCATGCTGCAGCGTGTGCTCTCGAAGATTCGCGAGCTGCTGCGCCAGCTGTTCCCCCAGGTGCCCTGGACCTATACCGACATCCTCGCCCTGGGCGAGCAGTCGCGTGCCTGGCTGCGCCGGCAGAACGGCCACCAGGGAGCCGACCAGGCGGTGCTGTACTCCCGCCGCGGCTGGTCCAAGGAGTTTCCGGATACTGTGCTGGCGCACCCGCTCAGCTTCCTGAACAACCACCCGGACTACGAGGCGGCTAAGGCCGGCGACGACGCCGCCGCGCTGCGCGTGGCCCGCGACGCCGTGACCCCGGAGTTCGTGGAGCAGGTGCGTGCGTTGATTCCGGACGGCAGCCAGCCCCGCATCGTGCCGGTGCTGGCCGTCGAAGGTGCAGGAAAGAACCGAATCCCGCTGATGGCGGCCGAGGTCCTCGCCCAGCGCCTCGGGCTGGAGACCGATACGGCGCCGGTGCAGGCCGAGAAGGTTGGCCGCACCCAGTCCAGCGCCCTGGAGCGAATCGCCAACCAGCCGACCTTCGCAGGCAAGGTGGCGGCGGGCGACTACCTGATCCTGGATGACACCCTGACCCAGGGCGGCACCCTGGCCCAGCTGAAGACCCACATCGAGGACAACGGCGGTCGGGTAGTCGGAGCGGTCGCCTTGACCGGTAAGAACTACTCCCGCAAGCTATCGCTTGATCCATCCACTCTGGCGGAAGTCCGTGGCAAATACGGCAGCATTGAACCTTGGTGGCGTGACACCTTCGGCTACGGCTACGAAGGCCTCACCCAATCAGAAGCTCGAACGCTCCTCACGTTCGACAAGGGACAGCTATCGCCTGAGCGACTCCGAGATCGAATCGCTGCGGCGCGAGATGAAGGCCTCTTCCGAGTGGATGAAGGAGCAGCTGCGGATCGATCCGGAACTGAAGCACATCTAGATCCCGACGAGAATCTCTACTCGTTGGCCGGTGCCCGCCGGCCGCACGTTGCTGATGCCCACCCCGACCTGAATGCCGACGAGCAGGATGCACTGCGCAAGATCGCGCCGCGCACCGTTCGCCAGCGCGCCATCGACTGGTACCGCGAGCACACCGACCGCCTGATGACCAAGCTCCGCCGGGGCCTGGTCGACAAGTACGCGGCGCTCAAGGAGATGGACGAGGAGCTGCACGGCGCCGACTTCCTGCAATCCTCGATCACGTCCAGCGCCTGGGTACTGGCCCGCATGGCGCCGGCCGCCGCGGGCGCGCTCAACGCCATGATGCACAACGGTCGTATCGTGCTGGACCAGCAGCAGAAGGTGATCGGCATGCGCGACGACGGCAGCATGGGCCTTGGCGAGGTGTTCTCGCGCCTGGGCGACGCCGCCGAGATCGAGCGCTTCATGGGCTGGATCGCGGGTAACCGAGCCGCCAAGCTGGCCGCCGAGGGCCGAGAAAACCTTTTCGACGCCAAGGACATCGCCGCACTGAAGGGCATCAACCGCGGTACCACCGCCGACGGCCGCGTGCGTTCCAAGGTCTACGACGAGGTGTTCCGCGAGTTCCAGCAGTACCGGGACGACGTGCTGGCCATCGCCGAGCAGACCGGCATCATCAGCCCGGAAAGCCGCGCCATGTGGCGGGACGAGTTCTATGTCCCGTTCTACCGGGTGATGGACGAGGAGGCCAAGGCAGCCGGCCCGCGCGCCGCCAAGGGCCTGAGCCGGCAGGAGGCGTACAAGAAGCTGAAGGGCGGCAAGCAGAATCTGAACGATCTGCTGGAAAACACCCTGATGAACTTCCATCACCTGCTGACCGCGAGCCTGAAGAACCAGGCCGCCCAGCAGGCGATCGCCAACGCCGAACAGCTGGGTATCGCCAAGCAGGTGCCGGAGGCGGCGCGCGACCCGAAGTCATCGACCTTCGTGCTCAAGGCTGGCGAGCGTGTGTTCTACCAGGTGGACGACGCCCTGGTCTTCGAGGCGCTCACCTCGCTGGCCGACCCAGGCCTCAACAACTTCGCGGTGCGCGCGATGGCCATGTTCAAGCGGGTCTTCACGAACATGACCACGATTACCCTGCAGTTCATCGTGGCCAACTACCTGCGGGACACAATGCAGGCGGCTGCCACGTCACCGGTCAGCAAGAACATCACGGTGAACATGTTCCAGGGCGGCATGACTTGGGCCAACAAGAAGGAGCGCGCCCGGATGCTGGCCAGCGGCGCAGCCTTCAGCTTCGGCCACATCTACGGCGCGGATCCTGAAGAGGTGAAAGCGGGGCTGCGCCGTGGACTGCGTGGAGCCAAGCTGGTGGATGGTCCGAAACTGGTGCCGCAGCTGCTCACCGCAGGCTGGGATGCGTACAACGCCTTCGCCAACGCTGCAGAGAACTCTAACCGGGCTGCGGTGTTTGCACAGAACCAAGAGCACGGGCTTCTGCGCGCAGCCTACGAGGCGCGGGATCTGATGGACTTCAGCCAGGAAGGTGCCTGGCCGGCGGTGCGTTTCCTGATCCGCGTGGTGCCGTTCCTGAATGCGCGCTTGCAGGGTCTCGACAAGCTCTACCGCTCGGGTGTGAAGCCATCAGTTCTGGTCGCATTCGGCCAGGGAACTGCGAGCGACCGCCAGGCTGCTGCCCGTTTCGGCGTGGTAACCGGCGCCCTGGCGCTCGCGAGCATCATGCTGTACCTGGCCAATCACGACGACGAGAGGTACCGGAAGCTGGAGGACTGGGAGAAGGACAGCTACTGGGTCTTCTTCATCAACGGCGGCCAATACAACCTGCCCAAGCCATTCGAGGTGGGCGCCGTCAGCACCCTGGCCGAGCGCCTGGCCGAGCAGGCCATTGACGACAAGGCCAGCGGCAAGCTGTTCCGCGACCGCCTCTGGGCGATGGTGACCCAGACCTTCGCATTCTCGCCGGTGCCGCAGGCCTTCCAGCCGGCGCTCGACGTGTACGCGAACAAGGACGCCTTCACCGGTCGGCCCATCGAGAGTGCCGGCATGGAGAAGGTCAGCCCGACGCTGCGCGCCCGGGCCAGCACCACTGCGCCTGCGCACCTTATTTCCGAGGCTACCTCGGTGCTGGGCGACGATTTCACGTTGTCGCCACTGCAGGCTGACCACCTGATCCAGGGCTACCTGGGCCAGGTCGGCGGTTGGGGTGCTGGCATCATCGACACCATCTGGCGCACGGCCAAAGGCGAGGACGAGCCGGCGAAGCGCTGGCACGAGTACCAGCCGATCCGGCGTTTCTACAAGGACCTGGGCGCGCCGGCGCCGTATGACCGCTACAGCACGCTGTTCTACGAGGGATTGAAGGAGTCCGGCCGGGTCTATGCCGACGTGAAACGTCTGCAGGAGCTGGGCCGTATGGATGAAGCGAGGGAGTTGGTAGGCGAGAAGCGCGACATCCTGGCCATGCGCAAGCCGCTGGGCCAGGTGCAGCGACAGCTGAGCGCGATCAACGCCCGGATGGACATCGTGCGACTCAGTGCCTGGGACGGAGAGCGGAAGCGGAGGGAGCTGGACCGCCTGCAGGTGATCAAGAACCGGCTGACGGAGATGGCAGGGAAGCGAATCGAGACGGTGCGCGCCGACGACTGATCAGCGCCGCCAGCGGCTGCTGCGGCCTGCATGGAAGCAGGCCATGGCCATGACGCCGAACAGGAGCATAGGCACCTTCACCATGATGGCGATGGCCATGCAGAAGAGGGGGATGCCGGCCAGGCTGATCAGCAGCCAGCCGCGGGTGGTCTGCCAGTGTCTGGGCATCTGGGTCATCACCAGGCCGCCCAGAAACAGGAGGCCGGTTACCCCGGCCCCGAAGTCGATCAAGGTCATTCAGTAGCAGCCGAATTGGTTGCACGTCGACTGGTAGGCGTTGCCATCCGAGTCGGTGCCGCTGTTGTAAGTGGTACCGCCGATGTTGGTGCTGGTGCCGTTCCAGCTCCCGCCGTCGGCCGCGGTCCCGTTGTGGTAGGTCGTGTTGCCGATGGTGTTGCTGGTCTGGTTCCAGGTTGAGCCGTTGGCGCCGTACCCCTGCACGTTCGTGGTGTTGCCGTAGCGCTGGACGTTGTAGGTGTTGCCGGCGTTATCGGTGCAGGTGCTGAAACTGTCGGAGCCGTAACAGGCGGCGAAGGCGGGCGTGGCGGTTGCGAGGCAGAGGGCCAGGCCGGCGATGATTCGTTTCATGGGGTGCTCCTTGCTGGTGGTGGAGCTGCTGAGAATAGGGCCGGTCATGGCCAAGTGCCAGGCCCTAGGTATCTCGGCCTCGCTGCGTCAACAAAAAAGCGCCAATAAAAGAGTTATGCTGGCATTGTGCCGTCGGGGCACGTCAGATAACGGGAGCGGTAATGAGCTCGATGGGATGGCTTTACGGAATCGTGATGGGTGGGATTGCTGCCGCGGTAGGCATTCCGATGGCTAAGGCTTACGTCGACTCGCTGGAGGTGGCAGGTGATTGCCTTCGCGAGGGAGTTAGGAGCTACTCGGACGAGTGCTTGCGGGAGATGCAGAATCGCCTGCAAAGCCAGGTGATGGTGTCTAAGGCTGTTGTCTCTGTGTTGCCTGGGGCGCCGTCGGTACCGGAGAAGAAGGCCGAGCAATAGGGAGTCGCGGGAGGCTGCCCAGAACGGGCGAGAAGTGGGGGCAGCTTGGGGCATTTTTTGGGGCAAAGCTGCGTTTTGCGGGGTGTTTCTGGTGGGGCGAGGGGGCTGGAGGCCTTATAAATCCACGCATGAGCCACCAAGAAACACCATGGAAAACTGCATGGTGATGTTGGCGGTGGAGATCACGGCGGAATTCCTGAAAGGCGGGCGCTTGCGCGCAAAAGGGCGCGATTGTAGCGGTTTCCGCCAGGCAAGGCAGCCGTGATTCGTCCGTTGGCGGGCCGGCCGATCGTATCCGATCGGCCGGGGTGTCTCAGTAGCGCAGCTGGCCGCTCCAGTCCGCATATTCGGCCGGTTGCTTCAGCTGCACGCGGAACTGCTCGGCCTCGGCGGGGTTGCCGGTCCACAGGTAGAGATGGTCCTTCCAGCTGCCGGAGGGCCAGCGCAGCAGGTAATAGTCGCTGCCGCGCACCGTGTCGCGATCCAGCAGGCGCACCAGATCGCCGTCGGCCAGGCAGCCTTCGGGCTTGTTCGGCAGCTCGATGCGCAGCTGGTTGGAGGAGTCGCCCGCCTTGGGGTAGTAGGCGTAATTGCCGCCACCACCGCCCAGCCACCAGTTCAGCCAGTGACCAGGATGGCGCACGGACTCGATTTCCAGGTAGTCGCCACTGCGGATGCAGAAGCTCACCGGGTAGTGCCAGTTGCGCAGGCTGAACAGGCTTTCCGGCTCACTGCCGTCGCCGGTGACGCGCAGCCAGTCGTTGGCCTTGCTGGTGCTGGTACGCAGGGTCTTGCCATTGCTCTGGCTGCGCAGGGTGACTTGGCCATAGCGGTTGGCCGTCGGCTTGGCCGCGCGGGTCGGGGTGGCGGCGTCGGCGCGGGTGAAGGCGGCCACCGGCGAATGGTCGGAGTAGTCCTGGAACTGCCAGGTGGCGCCCGCCAGGTTCACACTCCAGCGTGGCGAGGGGGTATCCAGCGCCTGGTTGTGCCAGAACGGCGGTTGGGCGTGATTGCGCGAGACGAAGATGTAGTCCAGGTACTCGGGCGCGTGGTTCGGGTACTGGTAGTGGGCGATGCCGTTGCGCCGCGTGTCGAAGGTGGTGTCGCTGCCGGCGTAGCTGTCCGGGGCATTCACCTGCAGGCGTTCGAGCAGGTCGCGGTATTCGGCGCTGTCGCGGATCACGTTGAAATCGCCGCCGATGAACAGCACCTGGTCCGGCGCGATGCCCTTGGCCTCGATAAAGGTGCGCATCTCGTCGAACTGGCTGGCGCGCACGGCCGTGCCCTTGCCATCCGGGCAGCCGGTGTCGGCGGCC